ATGAGTTAACTCAAGATATCAACAAACTTATTCTTAACAGAATATTCCGTAATGGAGCACAAAATGCTAGTAACGCTAACAGTGTAGATTCATTGAATCTATGTGGTTATTATGTTATGTCAGGATCAGGTACTTCTGCTATTAATTTAGGTCCTGGAAATACAAGTAATGTTGATATATCATTAACTACTTCAAGTACTCTTGTTGGACAAGGTGGTGAAACACAAGGTTCTATCCAACGTAGAATTCTTACTAAAATTTTAGCTGCATCTAACTTGATCGCAGTTCGTGGCCGTAGAGGTCCTGCTACTTTCGCTGTAACATCTGGTGAAATTGCAACTGCTTTACAAGATATCGCAGGATGGGTGGCTTATCCACTTGCAAATACTGTTAACCAAGCTGGTGGTTCTTTATATCCAGTTGGTTCTATTGCAGGTGTAACTGTTTATGTTGATCCTAATATGGCTTGGACTGACTATCGTGTTGCTATTGGCCGTAAAGGTGATGGTAATTCTCCAGGTTTAGTATTCATGCCTTATTTAATGGCAGAATCTGTTGAGACAATTGCGGAAGGAACTATGGCTCCTAAGATCGCAGTTAAATCTCGATTTACGCTAGTCGACGCGGGATTTCATCCCGAAACTATGTACTATACTTTAGGCTTCTCATTAGGTACAGGAGTAAGCTTAATATAGAATAAAATTTATTATAAAATTAAAGGGTATCCAAATTGGGTACCTTTTTTTAGTTTAAAACAATTTCTTTTCCGAATATATAATATAAATAATAAGTAAGGCATGAAGAAATTAACAGAAATAAAAAAATTATATTTAGAAGGTTATCATATATCAGCAATGAATTATTTAAAAAATGAAATATATTTAGAAGAAATTTCTAAAATTTTAAATAAGTCTTTACCTTTAACAAAAATTGATAAAAATATGTATAAATATATGTTTATATATGATATTTATAAAATACCCATATGTAAATATTGTAATATAAATAATTCTATATTTGTAAATAATAATACAGGATTTATAAATAGATGCGGATGCACAGAATGTATTAAACAACATAGATCTGACGCAATTAAAAAAGGTTGGAATAAAAAAGATAAAAATAAAATAGTTAAAAAAACACAAGAAACTAATATTAAAAGGTTCGGTGCTGTTTCAAATTTATCAAAAAATACTACTGCTAGAGATTATGCAATGAATAAATTGTATGATAAGTATAAAGTATATCATCCATCAAAAAGTAAAGAAATAATGAAAAAAAAGATGGATACTTTTAATGATCGTTATGGTGGATTAGACATAGTTAATAATCCGAAAACAAAAAAAACAATTTATGAAAAATATAATGTTGAATATGCCGGAAGTAGTATAGAACTTTCTAAAAGGGGTGGATTTACACAATCTAATAAAAAATTTAAAGAATTAATCAAAAAAAGTGACATTATAGATATATCTGATATAACATACATGTATAATGATAATAAATATTGGTTAAAATGTAAATGTAATAAATGTAACACTTATATTGATAATATACATAGGGTAACTTTAAATAGGGCTATAATTACAAAATCTACTATTTGTGTTAAATGTAATCCTGATATTACTAAATATAGATCAAATAGTGAAAGGGAAATAACTGAATTTTTAAGAACTATAACAGATGCAGATATTTTAAATAATAATCGTAAATTATTTAATACTGAAGTAGATATTATTATACCTAAATTAAAAATAGGTATTGAATTTAATGGATTATATTGGCATAGTGAATTTAGAAAAGGTCAAAATTATCATATAAATAAACATAATATTTTAAATAACAAAAACTATACTTTAATAATGATATGGGAAGATGACTGGAATAATAAAATTAAAAAGGAAATTATAAAATCTAGACTAACATATTTATTAAATAAAATTAAAACAAAAATATATGCTAGAAATACTTATATAAAAGAAATTAGTTATAAAGATGCATCTAAATTTTTAAATGAAAATCATTTATATGGTTATACAAATTCTTCAATAAAATTAGGAATTTATCAACACGATAAATTACTTAGTGTTGCTACATTCGGAAGACCTCGTACATTTATTAGCGGTAAGAACAATAATTATTCTTATGAATTATATAGATTTGCAGTATTAAAAAATACTATAATAGTAGGTGGATTTAGTAAATTACTTACTTACTTCGATAAACATTATATGAAAAAAAACGAAACTATATTATCATATGTAGATAGAGATTGGACAAACAATAAAGAAAATACATATAGTATTAGCAAATTTGAATTTGAAAAATTTACAACACCGGGTTATTGGTGGGTTATAAATGGATTACGACATAATAGATTTAATTTTACAAGATCAAAAATTAAAGATATTAATGTCAATGAAACGGTTAATGAATATATGGAAAATAAAGGTGCATATAAAGTAGAAAGTAGCGGTAATTTAAAATTTGTATATACAAAGGGAATGTTATCGAATAAGAATATATAATAAAATAAAAATACATAATGAATTTATTATCATACGAAAGTTATAAATTACTAAATGAATCTGTTAACTCATTTGATGAAGATTTAGATAAGTTAGAGGAATCAATTGCATCAGTTATAACTAGTCCTATTAAATATTTAAAACTTAAGAAAAATGCTAAACAATATCAAAAGGCAGTAGTTCAAAAAGCTCTTGTAGCTGTTGATTACGAAAAGAAAAAAATAGCAGCAGGTACAGCTGACCCTAGGAAAAAGGAAGCCTTATTAGCCACAAAGAAAGCAAAGGATGATGCGGCTAATATTGCAGTTTCATCAAGTGCAGATAGAATGGAGGATTTAGCAACAACACCAGCTTTAAAGAATGTTAAATCTTACGCTATGAATAAGGCAAAAATTGCAGCTGCTCAAACAATTATGAAAGTTGCTGATGCTGAAGAAACAAAACAACTTAAGCTTAAAATTAAAAATTTAGATAAAAAGGCATCTGATGCTAAACAGGGATTAAATGATTATGAAAAAGATGCAAAGAAAACGGATAAGGTAAAGAAAGAAGAAACTCCTAAGGCTGATACTAAAAAGAAAGAAGAAACCCCTAAGGCTGATACTAAAAAGAAAGAAGAAACTCCTAAGGAAGATTCGATTGCAAAAATAGAAGCTGAGATCACAAGATTAAATAAAAATACAGAAACCGAAAGAACTAAATTATCTAAATTTAAAAAAGATCTTGAAAAAGCAAAAACAGGTAGTTCATCAGATGAACAAATACAGACAATAGAAAAAAGTATAGAAGATAGTATAGAAGATATTAATGGACTTAAGAAACTAGAATCTGATAATAAGAAAAAATTACAAGGACTACAAAAAGAATCAGTATCTCATGTTGATGAATCTGTTGCTAATAAATTTAGAAGATTAAGAAATAATGCCTAAGAAAAAGAAGCGTAAGGCTAGAAAAATTTATACAAATTTATACAAAGTCCGAAAAATGAATTTTGGGTGGCATCATAGGAAACATGGAATTCTTTTAACGAATTTACCTCAATCCAAACGACAATTACTTATAGATAACGGATATATGAAATGGCTTGAGTCTGATACTCAGGCCTTTGAAATTATTTTTAAAGATGTTGATTTTGAAAATTGTGAAAAGAATCCTAATAAAATGTTATGGAATCCTTATAGAGAATCTATGTCAACCATTAAAGAATTAACAGCAGATTCAAATATTTTAGATTGGAATTGTGCAATATGTAAGGTTGATATCAAAGCCAGAGTCGGTTCAAAGAATATTGAAAATTTTGTATGTAAAATATGTTCTAATGCACATAATTCTACAAATAAATTTGTAGATCAGCGTATACTCAGTTCTTCTATTGATTTTACGCAACATTGTAAGTATTTATTGAAAAAAGAACAACGAGAGTTTTTAAATTATGTTAAGAAATTATCTAAAGTTTAATGCTCGTTTTAATGTAATTTTAGTAAATACAGTTAAGTTGCTATAAGGAGATGCATTAAGAACTTCAATATGTTTACTTTTAAGTTCTTCTGATAATATTTTGAATCCAGGTATAAATTGATCAGTGTAAATTCTATCAGAGGTTGCAGCTACTGGATATCCTTCGTGAAAATGACTTTTGTTTCCATTATTACCCATATCAAATCCTAATAAGATAATTCTATTAGCTCCTAAATGATATGCAAGATTAATTGCTGCATAACCACTATTATTTCCATGAGCTAATGCATCAGGTTGATTTTCTAATCCAAATGTTTTACCCTTTCTTAAAATTTTGATATTGCCTGTATAATCTCTATGATCTCTGATTGTAATTTTTTCACAATCCAACTCATCAATATCTTTCTTATACCACCCATAAAATCTAGAATCAGTCCAATATAAGTATTGTGCATTTGTGTATGAATATATTGCTTTATTAATTGCAATAACTTTTTTACCTGCTAATTGGTTAAAATCAAATCCTGATAATGAAGGGCCACCTCCAAGTAAAAATATAGTTTCACCTGACCATATTGGTTTAATTTTCGAGTATTGAACTTTCGGTCCATTTTTTGGTTTTCTTGACATAGTATATTTACCTGGATTTAATGTAGGAGCATTAGATGATCTAGTACGAATTTTGTTAATAGTTTTTTCACCATGCTGTACTTTAGATACACTATTTACCGTCTCAATTTTCGTTTGTGATTGTTGCTTATGAAGTTTTCTAATTATTCTTTTCATATAAGTATTTTTTTATTTATTCTTATTAAACTTCTTCTTATTTTTCAATATAAAAATAAACTTATTTTTATGAGAAATATTCAAAATATTCTTCTTACTGAAAAATATAGACCTAAAAATTTAAATGATTTAATTACACCAGCTCGAGTTGGTGAAAAGTTATCAAAGGGTGTATATCAACATTTATTGCTATATGGGAGTCCAGGCACTGGCAAATGCGTTTGTGGGGATACATTAATTAAAGTAAAAAATAAAAAAACTGGTGAAATTATAGAAACTAATATTAAAGATTTTCATAATTTATAATAATTTTACCCTGGACAACCATATTTAATTCATTTTATAAATATATAAAATAAAAATGATTTATTATTATAAAAGTAAATATTTTGACAGTATGATTACACCTATTTGTAATATATGTGGTCATGATCTTGTAATAAAATATGGGTATAAAAAAAATACTATTATTAAATGTTCTAATAGTAATTGTAATACCAATGTTAAAAATGTTAAGCGTATAATTTTATATAAAGCTTTTTTACCAAAATATTTTGTCGAAGAATATAAAAAAACTTTAAATAACTTAAAATATAGTAGACCTAATTCAAAAGAATATTGGTTAAAAAAAGGTTATTCTGAAGAAGAAGCAAAAGAAAAAGTTAGCAAGATACAAAGACAAAATTCAAAAAAAGTTAAAAATAGATTTGTTCCATCACATAAAAATTTGTTAGCATTAGGATATTCATCGGATGAAATTAATAATATGCAATTATTGCCTAACTCAATAGAGTATTGGTTAAAGAAGGGCAACACTGAAAATGAAGCAAAAGAAAACATACGTATCTTTCAAACTAAAATGTCTAATAAATTTAAAGAAAAGCGAAAGTTACACCCTGAACAATATAAAGATATTTATTTAATGAATATTGAATATTGGTTAAAAAAAGGTTATTCAAAAAGGGAAGCAAAAGAAAAAGTTAAAGAACGACAAACAACATTTTCTTTAGATATATGTATAAAGAAACATGGTAAAGAAAGAGGTATTGAAATATTTAACGAACGTCAAAAAAAATGGCAAAACGCATTACGAAAAAATTTCGAGAAAGAAGGTGATGGTAGGTCTTTACAAAGTAAATGGGCAAATAATTTAATTAAAAAAATATGTGAAGAATTCAATATAGAAATTCCTAAAAAAGAAAAATGGATAAATGGTGGAGATATCAGGTGTTCATATGATTTTACATATAAGAAAAAAATTATAGAATTTAATGGGGATTATTGGCATGGTAATCCTAATCTTTATAATGAAAATGATAAAATTATAAATCAATTAGTAAAAGAACGATGGGAATATGATACTCGTAAAATAGATTTAGCTAAAAGTAGAGGATATGATGTATTAGTTATATGGGAATATGATTATAATAATCATCCAAATTTAACATTTAAGAAATGTATAAAATTTTTAAAAAATTAAAAATAATGAAAAAATTTATAGAAAGTAAAAGCATTAGTAATTATCAAGTTTTAACAGATACTGGTTGGGTTGATATTGAAATGTCTCATAAAACAATAAAATATAATCTTTGGTTAATTGAAACTAAAGATAATATTATCTTAAAGGGAGCTGATAATCATATTGTATTTAATGAAAATTACGAGGAAGTTTTTATTAAAGATTTAAACCCTAATGATTATATACTTACTGATGTGGGAATTTCTAGTATTAAAAATATAATAAAGCTTGATACTGAAGAAGAAATGTATGATTTAGAATTGTCTAATGATTCAAATCATAGGTACTATACAAATGGAATTCTTTCACATAATACAAGTGCAGCAAAAGCATTAGTTAATCATTTTGATTTGCCATCACTTTATATTAATGCATCAACAGATACTTCAGTTGATATTGTACGTAATAGAATTACAGATTTTTGCGCAAATCGTTCAGTAATGCATGAACCTGGAAAAATGAAAGTAATTATTCTTGATGAAATTGATGGAGTATCAGATCAATTTTTTAAAGCATTAAGGGCAACTATGGATCAATTTGCTAAAAATGCAAGATTTGTAGCAACATGCAATTACATTAATAAAGTACCTGTTCCAATTCAATCTAGATTTGAATTAATTGATTTTGACTTCACGAAAGAAGAAGAAACTGAAATCATGAAAAAGTATATAATTCGAATTTTACAAATATGTAAAGAAGAAAATATAAACATCGAAAAACATGCCGCAGTTGAATTAGTAAAAAGGAAATTTCCAGATTTAAGAAATATGCTTAATACAATACAAGGATTTAAATCACAAGCTAAAGATATCGTAACTGTTGAAGATATCAAAAAATTTAATTCAATTTATAAAGATATTTATGATCTTGCACTAGATAAAACAGACCCTGTGAAAAATTATAAATACATGGTATCGAATTATTCTAATAAAATCGATGATGTATTATCAAGTTTAGGCGCAGAGTTCATTGAATATATTCAAGTAGAACGACCAAATTATATTTCATTTATACCACAAATAGTTGTAACCGTTGCAAAATATCAATCACAACGTTATGTTGTTATAGATCCAGTTATTTCTATGTTGGCGTGCATCTACTCTATCCAGGATATTGTCAATGGAAATTAGTAGATAAGCTTTCAAAATATTGAAAAACTTGTTATTATTATATAAATATTATACATATGAAAAAGAATGGAAGACATACATTTGTAATTGATGGTAATTATTTTTTGTTTAGAACATTACATATATTACCTCATCATACAAAGGCTAAAGAACTTTTAGCAGATAATGAAGCATGCGAAGCTTATATAAGAAAACTATCAATTGATTTTGCATATCAAATTCGTTTATTTGAAGGTTTAATTGATAATGTAGTTTGGACTGTGGATTCACGATCATGGAGAAAGGATTTTTATCCAGAATCTGATTATAAAGGAAATCGTAAACAAGATAGTAATCTTAATTGGGATAATTTTGTAAGGATGACAGAAGAATTTATTTCAATTCTTAAAAAACATGGAGTAATAATTTCAAAAATTGATGGAGCAGAAGGTGATGATTTAATATATGCATGGAATACTGAATTGTTAGCAAATAATAAATCTGTAATTATGCTTACTGGAGATAGGGACCTTGCGCAACTAGTTAATAAAAATGAAAATGGTAATCATACGATTATGTTTTCACCAGCCCATAAAAAATTCTATGTTTATCAAGGATTTACTGAGTGGCTAAATACTGACTTAGTTATAGAAGAGACAAATGTTGATATCTTTAATGTATCAAAATCTCAAATTTCACCTGAAAATCAATCTAAGAAATTAATTTCTGACGTTATAAAAAAGAAAAAGGCAGAAGTTTTAGAAATTAATTCAGAAGAATTTCGTTTACAGAAAGTTCTGATGGGTGACAGTGGTGATAATGTTGCACCAGCTTATTGGTACATATTGAACAAAAGAAGATATGGAATAAGTGAAAAGAAGGCTAATCTAATTATTTCGGAATTCAAAAAAATACATGGAGAAGTATCTCATATGTATTTTTATAATGATGATTATATTAAAGATTTTGCAAATATTTTAATTCGCGTAATGAATGTAAAATATATGAGCAGAGAACAGATAATAGCAAATCTTAAATTAAATGTTAATTTAATGGTGTTATCAAAAAGATCAATACCTGCAGGTATTTTGGATGAAATGTTTTCGTCAGTTGAATCTAATCTTAATTTTAAAGGATTACAATTAAAAAATGTTTCAAATATTAAACAACTTTTAGAAGGAACTAAATATTATACTGGAGATAGCTCTATTAATATAACATCTAAAATCTTTAAGAATGAAAAGGATGATAGTAATGATTTTTCATTTATTAAGAAAAATAAAAAAGAAAAATTATTTTAAAATATGTTAAAATTATTTGATTATATTAAGGTACTATTTGGAAAGGATGAGGATTGGGATAAAGTTTCCAATTATGATAAATCTAAGAACGCGTTCATGACAACACGTTTTATGTGCATTAAGTTTCCTATTCAAGCAAATTTATTTAACCATCTTAAAATAGATCCAGTAGGACAGGCTGAGTCATGGCGGATGCTTACTTCAAAATTTAACAGAGTTCCAGGTTTTATTTATACTAAAGTAAGGAAAACTCCAAAGAAGACTGAATGGAAACCAAATCCTGAAGCAGTTTCGGTTTATATGAAACTTAATGAGATCGGTGAACGTGAATTTAATGAAGCATTAAAATTTGATTTAAAACAAGTAAAGAAAGCAATAGATATATTGGAAACCCAAATTAAAAACAATGTTGATAGATAGTACATTCGAACTTAGCATACCTACACATATTAAATTTACACTTTATAAGTTTGATCATTTTGACAGTATGATCATTTCGTTAGTCAAAAAAGAATGTGTAAATATGGAGGACACTGTTGATAAAGATTTATTCACAATAAGTGCAAATGCATTTAGGCGAGCTTTGCAAAAAAATAAAAGATTGGCAGCAGAAATTTCAAAAATTGAGCCAATTGAATTAAATACTAATCCTGATTTTGCTTTAACTTCTGTATCATTTTTATGGATGATATTAAAAAAGTTACAAAATTTACAGTGGGTAACTTTTAAAATTTCATATGATAAAAAATTTACACGAATTATTAAATATAAAGAAAAACAAATTCATAATTTTCATTTTGATATAATTCGTGGATATTTTGATTTAAGCGAAATTTTTGATACTCCAAAATTAGATATCATTAATAAAGCTATTATTGATTATGATATAATGCCAAATAGTTATCTCAAACGAAAGGGCTATTTTTATATGAATGCTAGTAGCCTATATGAAATATTAGGCCAATTAGAAATTAATGGCCAACTAAATACTTTTGATTTACTTGATCAACTTGATCCTAAATTAGAAGACGATGATCCCGTGTTATTAGTAAAAACTGATTATAGCATATATTAAGAATATATATAAAAAATCTTAATTATGACAAAAGCATTAAAACGCATATCTAGTTCAAAACGCCAAACTCTTAGTTATGTTGTTATTTTTCTTTGGGCATTTATGGGTATTCTTGGCATATATTTCGACGCCGACTTTAAAAGTTTAGCTACTTATTTTATATCACTTACTGGATTTATACTTGCGTATATTTTTGGAGAAAGTGTAAGAAAAAGTAGTAAGACATCATTGTTCTTATCAGGTAAAGTAAGTAGAAGAGAACTTATTATATACATAACCACATTTTTATGGGCAGTTGTAGGTGGACTGATTATCGTAAAAGAAGGTGACTTAATTGGAGTGAGTGCATATTTTGCTGCATTAACACCATTTGTAGGATCTTATATCATCAGTGAAACTTATAAAGAAGATAATCAAATTACTTTAGCCACAAGTGAAGAACAACAATTAAATTCATAAGAATGTCTATTAACGGATCAATCACAACCGAGAATGGAGATGCTTTACTTATAAGTCTCCAAGAACCTTATGATAATGTTATAGAGATCATAAGTTACTCTGATGAAATAACTGGAGAAAGTACAAGTGTCTATTATACCAAACAATTTAGGTGGGGAATAGATGGAGTTACATATTCTGACTGGATTAATCTAATAGATGAGAATCTAGAGGCTTTATTATTAGATCCAAATAATTCGGTTTGGATAGAATATAAGTATGAACAGGTGGGCGACGGCACTTTGGAATTTGTGTCAATATCATTAGAATTAGTTACAAGTGATGGTATCATATGTAAAGTACCACAAATTAATTGTTGCGACAGTAATTTAATGTCAGGATCCCAGAATTTAGTAATAAACACCTGTATAAATACATGGAATCCTTATGATATATCGAGAGCAGGTCAAATGTATGATCAACTTTCTGCGGTTACCTCAAATTTATTTGGATTTTGTGTTAAGTATTTTAAAACAGCATCTGATCAACGAAGTAAAGATGTTATTTTAAAAGAATATTCATTATTTGATGTTATAGCTTCAGAAGAAGTTAAAATTTTAGTTCCTGATAACGAATTACCTACGAGAGATATTCAGTTTAATCCAATAATGATGGACTTTCCAGTTCAATTTGAAATTCATATTGTTAAATCTGCATTTAGAAATGTATTTGGGGCTGATGCAAAACCACAGATGAGAGATTATCTTTACTTTGAACAATATATGAATAGAATGTATGAAATCGATGCTGTTACTGAAGCAGATGATTTTTTATATAGTGGATCATATTGGAGAGTAAGTCTTGTACCTTATCAACAACGAACTGCAGTCGAGTATCCTGATAAAAATATCGAGGATGAAAAAGATGCTCTGGTAACAAATACAGAAGATTCATTTGAAGAAGAAAGAAATAATGAATTCGAAGATGTAAGAAAGCCAAATCAGTATAATACAATAGGTACTCTTGTAAATGATTATGTTAGACGAGTTCTTGATAAACAATTACTTATTAAAGAAGAAAGTGTATATAATAATTGGGCTATAATTTCTAAATATCATTATAGACTTGATACAATGGATCGTTTTTCTGAAGCCGTCGAGTATAAATATGACGGAGGATGGAGTGATTCAGAAATGAGAGCATTTACATTTTTAATCAGACCTCAATATAGTGATACTAACCCGATAGGTAGCAATGTATTAATCACATCAATAACAGATGAAAATGACAATGTTATGTTAAACACTACAGAATTGCCTACATTATCAAATGCAATTATTGTAGGTGATTGGGTTAACGTCGCTGGTACTAATTCATATAATGGATTACATAAAGTTGTTGGAATTTCCGGAGAATCATTGATTATAGACACAACTTATATAGATAATGTATTCGTAAGTACACCTAGATTTAATAAAGAAGAAAGTGTTAAATTTATTTCTTATGAGGATTCTGATACTACTAGTACACCTTCATATTTTACATTAACTTATACACCAAATTGGTTTATCATTACTATAAATGAAACTCATCATAAATTTAAGTTATCTACACAAAGTATAACTTTAATTAAAGATGAGTGGTATGGAATTGTAATTAATCTTAACAATATTTCAAGACAATTGAGTTTATTCATATATGAAACAAGTACAACTACAGGTGCTATAAATTCTGATAGAACTTCAGTATTAAGTAAAGTTTATAATGAAACAAAAGATATTACACCAATCACGGTTACATCAGGGTATTCATGGCGATTATTAGGATCTACAACAGATTTAACAAACTTAAGAATTTGGAAAAAACCTATCGAAGAAGAGTTGCAATCATTGATCTTGAGTCAATATGTCGTCCGTGATAGCCATAATATTCTCTTAGTAGATAATAGTTTGCCACAATTAATGCTCTCTAGAGTATCTAATCCACGTTAGATTTAGAATATATAATATAAATAATATTGATTAATCGATGGATAAAGATGTTAAAAAACATGCACGTGATAGTATTAGTGAATTATTAGGAGAATTACCTGATGAAGTACCTGGATTAAATGATACTCCTCACTTACCTAAAGTTAGGGTAGAAAATACACAGGCTGTTGCAATGGCTAAAGCAAGTAATAAAGCTAAACGGGTTATGAGCACCCTTCTTAAATTTTATCTCAGTGAAAACATTATAGAAGAACACGAATATATTAAAGCTAAAGCTGAAATTGATGAATATGCTTTAAGTATGTTGATTCGACAAATGCATAATAGTGAAATTGCAATATCAGCTTTAATGACTGCTATTGATGAAGGTGAAATTTCAGGTAGAACTTTTGAAGTACTTAGTGATTTACAACGAACCTTATTAGATATTATTAAAAGCCAAACTATGTATATGATGGCAATTGAAGAAAATGCTAAGAAAATTTCAAGAGATCTTGATGTATATCATGGAAATGCAAATAATCAAAAAGCTAAATCAGCCGGACTTAAGCAAAGAGGAACTAAAGATCTAATGAGAGCTTTACAAGATACAATAGAAGAAGAAAATATACAAGATGTCGATAGCGATACAGATGAAGAATAAATATGTTCTTACAAAAGAATTAGAACCTGAAAATGTTACAAAGTCAGGAATTATAATTTCGGTTGAAAAATATAACCGAAAGGCTATAGTTTTAGCAGCAGGTGATGACGTAGAAGTAAATAAAGGTGACATCATATTAAAATTATTAGGTAAAGGAACAATGGTTACTTTAAACGATAATGAATTTGAATTACTCCACGAAAATCATATCCTTGCTGTTATAAAAGAAGAATAAAATATGGCACAAAAACCACAAGCAGATAGTGCAGGTTTTGATTTTAAAGTAGAAAATGCTGAGAATTTTTTTACATGGACTTCTGAGAAAGTTGAACAGTTAATGATAGCTTTGGATGAAGGGTATCGCCCCAAGCAGCATCCATTTTACGATAATAATATAAATCTTAAAAAAGGCAATATCGTCTTTACTTATACACCCGAAGAATTAAGAGAAATTAAAAAATGTGCAAAGGATATTGTATATTTTGCTAATAATTATTGTACTGTAATGACCGATGATGGTTTACAGATGATAACACTTAGAGATTACCAAGAAGTTATGTTAAGACAAATGCAAAATGAACGTTTTAACATTGTCTTGTCAGCTAGACAAACAGGTAAGACAATTATTTCTTCTATATTTATTGCATGGTACTCATTATTTAACTTTGATAGGAACACTTTAATTCTATCTAATAAAGGTGCAACAACTAGAGAAATTATCGATAAGGGTAAAACTATTCTTGAACATTTACCATTCTTTTTAAAACCTGGTGTTATTCGATGGGATGTTTTTAATTCTAAATTTGATAATGGCTGTCGTATTATCGGGCAAACTACAACTAAAAAGGCAGCGATCGGTTTTACTATTCATTTATTATTTATGGATGAATTTGCTCATATACCTGAAAATTTTATTGAAATATTTTATGAAAACGTTTTTCCTACTGTTTCAGCATCACCAACATCTAAAGTAATTATCACAAGTACACCTAATGGATTTAATAAGTATTATGAAATTTATTCTGCGGCCGAGAAGGGCTTAAATGAGTATAAACCATTTAGAGTAGATTGGTGGGATGTACCAGGTCGTGATGATGCTTGGATGAGGAAAGAAGTTGCTAACTTAGGTTCAGAAGAAGCATTTAATAGACAACATGGTAATCAGTTTCTTGAAGCATCGTCATTATTATTAGGTCCGGAAAGTTTGAAGAAATTAATGACTAATAAATTACAATTCGTTCATAGAGAAATACCTGAATTTGATGATGAAGATATCAAATACAATGATTTTTTATGGCATCCTGAATTTGATTTGGATGAAATTGAAGAAGATTCTAATTATTGGTTATTTTCAATTGATTTAGCCGAAGGAAATGGTGGAGACAATTCAGCTATTAACATTTTTAAAATTGAAATGATGAATGAAAAAGATTGGTCTAAATTATCATCACCAGGTAGTTTTCTGGATTTTTTCAGATTAAGACAAGTCGGAAGGTTTAAATCAAATGAACATTCAATAGAAGAATTTGCAAAAGTTCTTTACGTTTTAGCATTTGATTTATTTTATTCTGAAAATTTAAAAATGGTAATAGAATGGAATATGTTTGGTGGTGAACTTATACATAAGTTAGAAACTGCATTTCCACAAAGAAATGAATATGATGAGGAAAATGTTGTTAAATTTAAACATAGATTAGATGCTAAAACAAAAAAATTCGGTATCAAAGTAAAAAAAGATAACAAACCAATATTTTGTCAAAACTTTAAAAAATATGTTTCACGAAATAAAATTATATTTACCGATGAAGATACTGTTGGAGAATCTACAAAATTCGGTAAATCTGCAAATGGTACATACTCAGGAAAATTAGGACATGACGATTTAATTATGACATGTATAAATGCTTCGGAATTTTTTAATACAATTGATTTTTCTGAATTGGTCGAAGAACTTTATGATACTATAGATGAAACATTACAATCAAAAATAGACACAATTTTAGAAAAGGATTCTAAAGGCGGTAATCTCCATTATGACATATATGATATCATATAAAAAATATCATTAGTTTGAATATATAAAAAAAGTAATAAAAAAAATAATATAAAATGGCACTAGATCCTAAAATTACTTCTCTAAAATCAGCCGGGCTATATAGATTTGAATTCAATAAAAGCCAAGTGGTTAGTATTCCTTCAAATCAGACTAGATTAATTGTTGGTTTTTCAAAGAGAGGACCTTTTAATACACCTGTTTTTATACCAGATACTTCATTTTTTAAAGAAGTTTATGGTGATATCGATAGAAATTTAGAACGTAAAGATTCATATTTCCATAGAAGCTGTTTAGCTGCATTGGAAAGAGGACCAATACTTGCATTAAATCTTCTTAACTTAGATGAAGATGATGACGTAAAGTATATCAAACTTGGTGCATCTGCGACACCACTTGCACAATCAAATATAGGAGCAGAAGCTGAATATCAAGGATTTTTCAATCGTGATAAATTTTTCTATCCAGATACTGACTCATTTTTAAGTAATGTGAGTGCAAATAAAACAACATTAAGTTCAATAACTACAAATGATTTATTAGATTTTGTTAATATTGGTCAATCTCCTATTTCAATTATAGTGAAAAAAGCAGCAGATGCAAATATATCAGCATTTAACGTTACTGTTGAAGAATGGTACGGTTCTGCAAATATTCCAGATTATTTAAACAAAGATTCACTTGTATCCGATTTTATGGTAGATATTTTTGTAATCGATGGAAATTTCGGTGGAGATTTTAGTGGTGGGGATTTATATCAACGATTTGATGCAGATCCTACTTACCAAAGTTATTTTGATGATACATTAGGTCTTAAAAGAAAGAAATATACTACTGATTCTACTGACACAATGATGTCAGAATTCTTTAATTTACCAGAAGTTAGTTTAATTGCAACTTATACTGCATCATTACTTCCTAATTTTACAGATTTAATTGGAAACAATTTATTTGTTGAAAAAGTAATTAATGCTGATAGCGCAACAACTGGATTATTCTGCGCTGTAAATGAAGATTTATTCAGTGGAGATTTCTTAATTGATGGTGTTGCTGGTGGAATTGATTTAATTGGACATAATCTTGAATATACTCAATCAGCATCTACTCAAAATTCTGTTAACTTTTTATCATATAGTGGTACTATAGTAGCAGATTTAGAATATGCTGAAACATTTGCCACTGCAGAAACTGCAGATATAGCAACAGGAACAACAGTTTCTGTAACTACTGTAACAAGTGGAGATATTCAAATTCAATTAACAGCTACAGTTGGAGATGATTTATATGATGCATTTGCAAGTATGACTGCTCATACTTCTACTGTAGTAGGTTCTTATATTTTAGATACTGCTGGAAAATATGTTCCTGTAACGAGTGTTAATGCAGTAGCCGGAACAGTAACAATTTTAGTTTCTGCAACTGGGACTTCGACTGCATATTTCCCAACAACAGTTGCCTCAAGTTATACATATATTAATCCTGTAAATTTACCATTCTTTGTACATAAAACTCCAGCAGGAGCATTAGTTGATGGTACAATAATAGCATCACCGGGTAGTAGTTTAGCTACTGCATATACTGCTGGAACAATCACAGATGGAGATGAAGCATATTATGTATATAATAGTATTACTGAAACAAGATCATGGTTAGTATTTAACACAGTTAATTATGATTCTATACACACAACAGATTTAGGTGTTGAAATAAGCGACCCTGCATATTATTTAATATCTGTTGAGGTAGTACCATATACAACACATGATTTTACAGCGGTACAATTACAAACTGCATTCAGTATTGCTAATCCTTTGGGAGCATTTCAAGATACTGATGCTGTTAATGTTGCTGCAAATACATTAGATATACAAACACTTAAAGGTAGTAATAATGTAACTTATGATATAATTTATAGCACAGCAACAAAGTCAAACCAAGTTTTAATTGCAACAACTGAACCTGGTATTTCTGATATTGTTGTTGGTAACTATCTATTAAATTCTGAAGGTTCAGCCTCTGCACCATCAAGATTAACAAGAATTAATTCTATCATAGGTGGACAAACTACATCAGATTATGCTGCGATACCAGCAGGTACTACTGCATTACTAGTAACATGCCAATCTGCAATATCAGTTGGATTACTTGGAGCAATATACAAAGTTGAATTATATTACTCAATCGATTCATGGATTGATTACTTGAATATATTTACACTTGATGGATTTAGTTTAGATAAAGATAAGCATATTCCAGATGGAACTAATGATAGACAAAATGAAATTTTAACAGGTACTCTTAGCGGTACTAATTTATTTAAATCTTTAACTGATAGAGATGTTATAAATTTCCGTTATCTTGTAGATACATTTGGAAATGGAATTGAAAGTGGATGTAAATCTATTTTTACAACATTATGTCAAACGAGGAAAAATGCATTTGCAATTTTAAATGCACCATCTGCTAAAGATTTTAAATTTAATTCAGATCCTTCATTCTTGGATTTAACTAGTTCTCTTTCATCTAGATATATCTCACAAGGTGGAAATCTTTCATTGAATCCAACAATTAGATTCTCGTTACCTTCTGACACACAAGGTGGAAGTTGGGGTGGATTTTATTACCCATACATTACAGTTAGAGATTTAGGTAAAAATATTAATGTACCTCCAGCTGCATACGTTTCAAATAATTTCATATCAAAATATGAGAATGCTTTACCATGGTCATTAGTTGCCGGAGTTCGTAGAGGTGTTGTAGGTGGAACTGGAGTTGTCGGATTAGAAATTAATTTAGATAAAGAAGATAGAGATTATTTAGAGCCATTTGGATTTAATCCAATTGTGTTCCAAAGTGGAACTGGTCCTACAATCTTTGCAAATAGAACTGCTCAACAAGTTCCAAAATCTGCATTAAGTTCAATTAATGTAAGAGAGGTTGTAATTTATATACAAGATGGAATTGAAGCAATTCTTAAAAACTATATATTTGAATTTAATACAGCTCAAACACGATTAGAAATCAAAACTCTTGCTGATAATTTCTTATCAACAGTACAAAATGACGACGGAGTATATAAATTCAGAAATATAATGGACGAATCAAACAATACACCTGAAGTAATCGATATGAATACTGGAATTTTAGATACTTATATTGAACCAGTAAGAGGGCTTGAAATATTGGTTCAAAGAACCACAATTCTTAAAACTGGTGCAATAAGTTCAGGTAACTTTCAGTAAAAATAAGTATTGATAGATAAATAAAAAAATAATAATAACTATGCCACATTCACATTACACACAAGCAAGGGCAAGTAATCAGAAATATGAAGTTGTACATCCTAACTTATTTGATGTTACTGTATTTACTCCATTAGGCGATGATACCGGATTAATATTACAACATGTTAAAACTATTGGGGGTTTAGATGGAATTAATCCATCTGTAGATCCTGTACAACAAAAGTTTAAATTCGCAGATCGTTCTTATGCAGGGATGCCATCACAAACGTTTGTTGATTTAACAATAGCATTTACATTAAACCTTAATGATGCAAATGAAAACTTTATATATAACACATTTCGTAATTGGTATAATTTATGCTATGATCCTTTAACTGGGGAAATGGGACTGAAGAAAGATTATGTTGGAAGTATGATTGTTGTACAGTACAACAGAATAGGTAATATCTTCAGAAAAATTACATTTAAAGATATATTCCCTATGGCTCAACTAACATTTTCTGATGAATTAAGTTACGAAACTGCAGACCCTGCTGAAGTTGGAATAACACTTCGATGCGATCATTGGGTAGAAGAAAATGTAGGAGTTTAATTCAGTAGAAGTTAATTTCATAACAAAAAATAAAAAACTGGTCTTGTGCCAGTTTTTTTATGACATCATGTTAATATATAATATATAATATAGAATAAAACTATGATAATATTTAAAGTAAAGAACAAGACAAACGGAAAAATTTATGTAGGACAATCAATTAATGATATCCCTCATAGCCTTGGTGCTGGGAAGTATATTAAAAGAGCATTAAAAGATTTTGGATTAGATGTCTTTGAAAAGGAAGTTTTAGAAGAATTTAATACTGATGAATCTTTAGAAACAATAATGAATAGATTAGAATTTTGGATTAAGAAGTATAAAGCTGATAATCCTAAGTTTGGATATAATGAAACTATTCAAGAAATGATTCCACAACGAAAGCGATTAACTAAAAAACTACAAGTATTGCTATCACCCGATGATGAGGAAAACCTTAACACAATTATAATTCAAAAATCAATGGAATCAGGTAAGAAACCAATATCAGTATCAAAATATATTAGGCAGCTTATTATAAATCATATAGTAGAAGAATTATCTAATTAAAAAAGAAATAGAATGAATAATCACGAAGAAAACATTAAAAGAGAATTCGAAAAATCAGAAGGAATAGAACCTATAAAATCATTAGGTTCTGTCGATGTGTCTAAAAGTAAATTATCACCAGACGATCCTGAAATAAAAAGAATACAAGCTATTACAGGATATACAAAATTAGTTCTTGCTAATTTGCCATCACGTGGAAGATTTTATAGAGATGAATTTGAAATTCACATGAGAGCGGCTAGAGTCGGAGAAGTTCGTGATTTTTCTACAATGGAAGATGATGATCTTAAAGATGTTGATGATAAACTTAATGATATTCTTGTAAGCTGTACAAAAATAATGTATGGTAAAAACCAAGGATCATATAAAGATATTCTTGAGGAAGATAGACTTTATGTTATATTGTCTATTCGAGAACTTACCTTTAAAAATGGAGAAGCTAAATTAATGATGCCGGTTGGACAGAAAAAATGTTCGACGAATTCATGTAAATCTCAAACTGAAGTAGAACTAAGAACTAATAATTTACAATTTCACCAACCTGATGAATTAGTTGAAAAATATTATGATAATGAAGTAAAATGTTATAAAATATCAACGAAAACTTATGGTGAATTATATTTAGCGCCTCCAACAATTGGTGTAATGAGAAGGATTACTGAGTGGATTCGTGAAAAGGAAACTGAAAATATTTCATGGGATAAATCAGCATTAAGTGTTCTTCCATATATCCAAAGAGAATGGAGATCATTCGGTGATAATGAAATATTTGCAGCTGTTACTGAATTCCAAGGATGGGATACTACTAAGTATTCAATAATTTATCGTTTAATTGAAAAAATGAAAATCGGAGTAAAACCAGAATTCATTTATAAGTGTCAGTCATGTGAAGCGGAGGTCATAGTGCCATTAACGTTTCCCGGCGGTATCCGATCTTTTTTCATTATACCAGATATCTCTTCAGAACTTTTATAAGATAAGAATTCTTTTAATGGAAAAATTACATATCCAGCCAAGTGAGTTGGATATGTTACCGTATTTTGAATATGAAATAACATTAGAAATGTATAATGATATTGTAAAAAAACGCCAGAATGAAGAAAATAAACAATCTTCACTAGCCGAAGATAAGTATAATGTCAATAGTATGCAAAATAAATATAAACTGAGTTCATATAAACAACCGTCACTCCCTAAGATAAATCTACCCAGAGTTTAATATATAACATATAATGGCTCAAGTACAACTTAAAGATTTAATGGATCCGCTATTAAAGATAGCGGCTGCGACAGAAAAAACATCAAAGAATGTAGATGCTATAGTAGCCGTCGCAACAGGCGGTGCTAATGGCAGAACATTAGAAAAGGTTTTAATTTCTGAATTAAAAATACAAACAGAGTACTTAAAGGCAATTGCAATTGGTGTAAATTCTTCAAACCAATTAAAACTAACATCTCCTAAAAAAGTTAAAGAAGGTAGTGATGATCGTAAATCTGCTGCTGAAGTATTAATAACATTAGGTGTAGGTGCTGCAAAATTAGCAAAGGCAATGATGTTATGGGCATTTGTTCCTAAGAAGGTTGTAAGGAAATTTCCACTTTTTATTAAAAATCTTTTTAATGTATTAAGTAAAATTAAAGTTAAAAAGGTAAGAGAAGGCGCTAAAGTATTAGAACTTTTATCCGGTGCTATATTAAAATTTTCAACGGCATTAGCTTTATCTGCAATTTTATTAATTCCTGGTATGATTGCAATTCCATTTTTAATATTTTCAATAGCCTTACTTGGTACAACTTTTGCAATGTTAGGAAAATTCTCAAAACGTATACGTAAAGGTGCTAAAGCAGTGGACAGAATTGGGGATGCTCTTAAATCATTTGCGATAGGAGTAGCATTATTTGCTTTAACTACAATGTTTATTTTAATGAAACCTGTAATATTACTTGGAATGGTTGCGACATTAGTTTTAATAGGTGGAGCATTTGCATCGTTAGGAATATTCAAAAAATCTATAATAAAAGGTGTTGTCGCAGTAGCATTAATGGGGATATCTTTAATTGTATTCAGTATAGGATATCTTTTATTCGCAGCTGCAACAAAGGATATAACATGGAAAGATATTGGAATTCAAGCTGGTGTGTTAGGTGGCGTAGGTGCAGTAATGATTGGGGTAGGTCTTGGTGTTGCCGCAACTGCAGGCACTGCATTATTAGGACCGTTATTATTTGCTAGCAGCAGGATTATCTTTAATTGTATTAGCAAAAGGGTTAAAGGCAATGAAAGATCTGAATTTTACAAAAGAAGATTCTGAAAATCTTGTTATTGCTTTAACTGGTGTTAAAACTGCATTTTTAGGTGGTGATAAATCTGATGAAGGATTCTTTTCGAAAATTGGTGGTATGATTGGTGGAGCAGTAGATACAGTTGCAATGGGTGCAGCTGCGTTAGGATTTGCTGCAGCCGGTGGGGCTTTATTAGTATTAGTACCAGGTTTGAGAGCATTCCAAAGTTTAAAATGGACTAATGATAATTCGTTAGAATTAACTACAATGTTAAGTGGTATAACATCAGCATTTGCACAAGCTGGTGGAGAACCATCAACTCCTACTGGATTATTTGGTAAAGTATTTGGTAATGCATTTAGTCCTAATGCAGTTGAAAGAGGTATACATGCGGTAATGGATGCAGGAGAAGCATTAACAGGAATAACACAAGGGCTTCAAGCATTCCAAAAATTAGTTAATGCAAATGTTAAATTTGGTACACCTGGTGAAAATGGTCAATTTAAAAAAGGTACATTAGGATATGCAGTAACTAATACCGTTGGCTTTATTCGTACTGCCTTTGCTGCAGTTGGAGGAGAAGGAACAGTTGCTGCTGGTGGATTTTTTAATTCATTATTTTCAATTAAGAAAAATAAAGTACAAGAAGGTATAGATTCTGTTGAATCTGTTGGTGAAACTCTTAATGGTATTGCTAATGGACTTATAGGATTCCAATCACTTATTAAATCAAAAGTAAAATTTGGTATACCTGATGCAGATGGAAAATATAAAAAGGATACATTAGGATATGCAATAACACATGCTATTGGATTTGTTGGAACTGCATTTGCCGCAATAGGTAATAATACAAAGAAAAAGAGTGCATTATTTGGGCTAATTAAATGGGATCAAAATCTTGTAAAAAAAGGTATACAAAATGTTAAAGGAGCAGGCGAAGAACTTGTAAATATCGTTACTGGACTTCAAAAACTTAATACATTAAAAGAACCAGAAATGGTTGCAAATGGTACAAAATTTGTATCTGATTTAGCTGAACTTGCTAAAGCTGGATTATTAATTAAAACTGGAAATGGTTTACAAAAAATTGCAAATGCTGTAAATTCAATCGATTCACAAAAAGCTGATTCATTTGCTAATTTATTTAAAACTGCTAATGAATTATCATCTAATACAGCTGCTATAAGCCAATTAGTTGAAGCGGTTAATGAAATTAAAGCAACATTAGGTGGAGATACTATTTCTGAATCTTCATCTTCTACTACTACAACTAAATCAGCATCTAATAAAGATCTTAAAGAAACTTTAGTTGCAATTAATTCTACTATGTATAAAATGAATAATACATTATCACAACTACCTGCTTCTATACAATCAATAAAAATTATAGTTCCAGAATAATAACATTAAACTAAGTATAGATTCTTCCATATAAAAATAAACAATTAATTTAAGAATTATGGATAAGAATATTATTTGGTTTGACTTAGAAACAACTGGAGTCCAAACCTCAACAGATCGTGTTATTGAAATTTGTATGATCAAAACAGATTTTGAAGGTAATGAAATTGATAAGTATCATTCATTAGTTAATCCCGAAGGAGCTGTATCAAGACCCGAAGCAATTGAAAAACATGGTATCACAGCAGAAATGTTAAAAGATCAACCTACATTTTCAATGATCGCAAAAGAAGTAAATGACTTTATTGGAGATTGTGATTTAGGTGGATATAATGTACTTTATTTTGATATCCCAATGATATCTGAAGAATTTATGAGATCAGGTATTGTGTTTAAACATCGAACCAAAGCTGTTATAGATCCTTATGTTATTTACACTAAATTTGAAAGAAGAGATTTAACTTCAACTTACGAAAGATTTACCGGCAAAACTTTAGAAAACGCACATAGAGCAGAATCTGATGTTAGGGCAACAATGGAAATATTTCAAGCTCAACGTAAGATATATGATATCCCAAATAATGCAAAAGAACTTGATGATCAAGTCAATGAAAATCGAAAAACTCAAGTAGATTTAGGTGGTAAGTTTAAATTTACTGAAACCGATGGCAAGAAAGATATTATTTTCAATTTTGGAAAATGGAATGGTCAAACTTTCCGTACAGTATATGAAAAGGATAAACGTTATATTCAATGGATGATCGATAAAGGAGATTTCCATAAGGAAACTAAAATTATTGCAAGTAAACTTTTAACAAAATTTGAAACTGAAGCTGGACAACCTCCATTTTAAAAAATTAATACTATGATTTTAGTAAGAATTCAAAATGACAAAAAACCTAATGTAGTTTTTGAAGGAAACACGGAAGAATTAATTGAAAAAATTAAAGAATTAGATTTATGCGATTGGCATGATACTTATTTCTATAAACGTGGTGAATTCAAAAACTTAGGTTTGTGGACTGATATTCATGATTATTATTCAATTTATACCACAAACGAAAGTATGGAACGCTCTTTAAAAATTTAAAAAAAAATTCTAAAAAATTTCCTATTTTTCTGAAACAATTTACGATATCTTCTATATAAAATTTAACTGTTAAAAGAAAGAAAAGTATTTAATAGCTAAATTGGGTATACAAAGGTATTTAAGTATTTAAAGGGTACTCTATGTATTCTATGTTACATACTCTATCTATAAATAAATTTAAAAATAATTAAATATAATCTATAAAATATTTTTTATTCCCAATAAAATTGATTATATTTATATTATAAATTAATAATCAGAAAAATATGTCAAATAATTTAAAACAAAACATTAGCCCTCGTAAAGCACTTTTCCTTTTACGAGGGCTACCGTAATTAGGTTGCGGGAAAAGCACTGTCGGTAAAAGTTTATCAGGTGGGACTGGTTCAGATTATTTTGAAGCTGATATGTACCATTACGATAAAGATGGAAAGTATGACTGGAAACCGGAAAATGTTAAACGCGCTCATGACTGGTGTAAATCTGAGACAGAATATGCAATGGAGTTTGGTCATAGGTCAATGCATGGTAAATTCCCTTTACATACTGTAGTTGTTTCAAATACTTTCACACAAGAATGGGAAATGGAAGATTACTATAAATTAGCAGAGAAACACGGTTATATCGTATTTTCATTAATTGTTGAGAACCGTCATGGTGGTGAAAACATTCATAACGTACCACAAGCAGTATTAGATAAAATGAAAGGTAGATTTAACATTAAATTATAATATATGAAGAATACAATTTTTATACCAAAGAAATGTAAAGTAGGATTAATCCTAGGAGTGATACGTATACCGGAAAACTCGGATATGTAATTTATAACGATGGAAAGAAATGGCGCAAGGAAGCATCATGGAGTTCATGGAAGTATAATTATATTGATGATGGCGAATATGAAAAACAAAAGAATAAGCAATATAATGATAAGATTGATGAAATCTTAAAAGCTGAACCGTATGAAAGATATAGTAATAAGAAGAGACCTGCTAAGGATGGCAAATGCGAAGTTTATTTAGGATATCTTAAAAATTGGGTAAGATTTGATCCTATTAATACAAGAGAAGAAGCTGAAGCATTATTACCTTATGATGTATTCGAACCGCAAATTAGACAGAGTTCAAATGATCATGGTATGAAAGTATTAGAATTTGAAAATACTGCACTTGATGGATTTGCTTTAAATAAAAAAGCTGGTGGTGGTAGTTCCGGATGGAATTCTCGCCAGACTTACTGTAGAGTATACGATCCAAGAGGATTTGAATTTGAAATTTCGATTCCTAATCTTCTTTATATCTTAGAGAATACTAATTCAATAAAAGGTAAAGGATTGGAAGGTAAATTCATATATGGATGGGAAGGTAAAGATCTTATTCTTATACCTGAAAGCGCACCTGAATATGAGGAGATGATGAAATACACAGAACTTCAAGATGGTAAGGTTTTTAAACGTGACATGGTACCAGGTGGTGTATATCTTGATAAGGATGGGAACCGAGTAACTTATATGGGCGATGCATATTCTCTTGACTATTATAATAGAGTTAGTTCTAAAAAGAAAATTTGGTTTTGTAAAAACGGTATTAGCAGGTTTTTAAACAAGAGTGATGTAAAATCAATTAAAAAGGATTTAAAAGAATTCAATGATGATTTTGCTAATTTGATGGATAAATTAGAAAACGTAAAATCATATGTTAAAGGTAAGCCTGAATATATTTTATCAACAATTACAGAAATTGATTTACTTCGTTCTTTTGATAAAGGAGATAATTATTATGGCATATATAACTACTATATTAAAAAGGATGGTAAATTTAAGCCTATTATAATTAAGCGTAATTGGAATAATTCAAGAACAACTTATTCACTATTATGTAGTAAATCTTATGATAATAACGCAGGACAATATGATACATTAAACAAATTATTAAAAACAAATGAACTATGGGAACTAAAAACGACAAAGTAATTTTAACTCTTAAAAAAGAAGTTGAAGAAAAGAAAAAACTTTTAAAAACAAACAAGAAGTTTGCGCCTGTTACAAACTGTAACCTTGATATTGATGGCAATAGAATGAATATTCATGTTGCAGATAAAGATAAACTATTGTTAGCGATCGCTAAATTAGCTTCTTTACAATCATCATTGGCTACAGTATTACCGAATGAGATTTTAACTATAGGTGGATTTTCTGTTGGGCAATGGATTAAAGATCTTACTGCAAGATTCAATTATTTAAATGTTTCATTAGAAAATGAAAAATTGAAAAAACTTGAAGCAAGATTACATAACCTTCTTTCAAATGATACGAAAGTTGAACTTGAAATTGAAGATCTGAAGTCACAGATTTAACATGAAATATTGTAAAAAAGAGATAGTAAAAGGCTGCTATCATCAATGTACATTTTTTGGAACAGATATGGATGGGATGCAATGTGTCCATCCATATTTTGATGACAAGGGTCCATATGATAATATGATCATTACACAAGATAATAGCAGAGATGGAAATATCCCAGAAGAATGTCCGTTACGTAAATTCATTAAAACTGAAGTTATATTAGATGTTAGATTAAAACCATAATATATAAAATAATCGGGGCAGTCAAGGAATCGATTGGCAGGAGATAATATTAAGATGCAAGTAGTGTTAAATGGAAACACTTAAATAACCTATTGAACAAACAATTGACAATATTTTTACAAACGCTCAAGTTGCGTTAGCAGCTTAGCAAATTAGCGGTAACTGCTTAGAAACAGAAAGTTACAAAATTGAGTTGGGGAAAAAGGGTTTATAGTACCCTCTTAATTCCATCAGAAACCCTGATCCTTATACACGGAGACAGACCAACGGGTAATTCCAGAGGAGTGCTGTAATGGAATTTGCTGAGATCAATAACTCAGTTCAAAAATAATTGGAATGTTCGGTATTCCGAACTAAACTTGTAAACGAATCTAATATATCAAATGAGCAAGACGCGGGTTCAACTCCCGCCTGCTCCCTCATAATATTTCTGCTCTTATTTATGAATATATAAAATAAATTATATTTAATGAAAAGAGCTGATAAAAGGAAGTATCATTACATATATAAAACAACATGTACAATTACAAAAAAGTTTTATATTGGATTGCATTCCACTGATAATCTTGATGATGGTTATAAAGGATCAGGTCGACAGCTTTGGAACTCAATTAATCAGCATGGCAAAGAAAATCATATAACTGAAATTTTAGAATATTTACCTGATAGAAAAAGTCTATCTAATAGAGAACGTGAAATTGTTAATAAAAATCTTTTACGAGATAATATGTGTATGAATTTAACTTTAGGCGGTGGAGACATAAATGCACCATATCATGTAACAATTAAAGATAAAGATGGAAATACATTTAGAACACCAGTTAATGACCCAAGATATTTATCTGGAGAATTAGTTGTATTAGCAAACGGAAAAGTTACTGTTAAAGATAAAAATGGAAAAACTTTTAGAACTAGTCTTAGTGACCCAAGATATTTATCTGGAGAACTAGTTCCAGTTGCTAAAGGATTTGTTAATGTTAAAGATAAAAATGGGAATGGATATAGGGTATTAATCAGTGACCCAAGATATTTATCTGGAGAATTAGTAGGTGTCACTAAAAATAAAGTAACAGTTAAAGATAAAGATGGAAATATATACAGTGTATCAGTTAATGATTCAAGATATTTATCTGGAGAATTAATTCCTATATGGGTTGGTAAAAGTCATTCTTTAAGAACTAAGAATAAAATAAGTAAAACTAAAAAAGGTACACAAACAGGTTCAGCAAATTCTCAATTTGGCACATGTTGGATTTATAACATAAAATTAGATGAAACTATTAAAATAAAAAAAACAAAATTATCTGATTATCTTAATAATGGTTGGATAAGAGGTAGAATAAAAAATAAAAAATATTATATATGAAACATTTTAATAAATCAATATCAGCTATAATAGCTGGTGAAAAATGTCCTTTACCAATTGGTATTATACCTGATCAAATGGGTATTAATTTATGTTCAGTTGAAAGCATATCATGGGATGAACTTAATGACGGGCAAATAGATAAGCTGACAATTAATTTTATTCCACTAAAATAAATTTAAAAAATATTATATTTTATGTGAAACAAACACATCATCTGTATATATAAATAACAAATAATAATATTAATGCAACGAAGTTTACAAACATATTGGACGAGTATACATACTGAGATTAAGGAATCACAGATGGTAGATCCGTTTGCACTTGGCTGTAATTTAGGGAGAACTTGATAATTTTTAACACGAATATACAAGGCCTCCTAGTTATTCTGGGAGGCTTTTTTAGTTTAACTGCTTCGAAAAAAAAATGAGGGTTTAGAGAAAAAGTTTCATAAATATTTTTTATTCCCAATAAAATTGATTATATTTAATTATAATTAAAAACGGTAAAATTAAACACTGTTATAAACGTTCTTTAAAAAAATGAGGGAAATAAGAAAAAAGTTTCATAAAAATTTTTTATTCCCAATTTAATTGATTATATTTAATTATAATTAAAAACGGTAAAATTAAACACCGTAACAAACGTTCTTTAAAAAAAATGAGGGAATTAAGAAAAAAGTTTCATAAAAATTTTTTATTCCCAATTTAATTGATTATATTTATATTGTAATTAATTCAAACTATTACAAATGTGAAATTAAAGTTTCAAGAAAAAAGTTTCGAGAAAATTTCAAATCGCAAAAACTTTATTACATTCGTACTGAAATTGATTACTTTTATAATACCGCTCTTTGACATATTGGATGATATCAAATAAACACCTCCTCGTGGTGATATTGGATACGATTGAAAATAATTCGACTAATTATCTTATGACGATAAATCTAACTAAGTTTATTATTTCCGGAAGGAATGAGGCAATATAGAATTAGCCGTTTGTTAAGGCTAGGAGCATACCATAACTCAAGCATTTAAGTCATTAACTGATGCAAATATTGTAACGGAACTGCAGTTCCAATCTGGCCAGGGTGAAAGCGCGACTATCGCAAGCATAAGGTTCGACTCCTTACAGATTATTTTAATTATATTGATCCATGGTGTAATCGGTAACACATAACACTTTGAATGTTAAGTACCAGGTTCAAATCCTGGTGGACCAACTGAGTATCTAGATTTTTGTTTGCAAGCCCTTATTGTTACAATCGGCCGATACTAATGATAAGGAATCGAAAATACTTTCGCGATATAGTATAGTGGTAGTACATTGGCGTTCGAAGCTGGTGGCTCAGGTTCGATTCCTGATATCGCAACTATTGTAACTAAACATGGCCCTTTCGTCTAATAGGCTAGGACACATCTCTTTCAAGGATGAAACGCACGGATCGTAACCGGCAGGGGTCACTAAATTAATCTGATGCCGTATAAAATATCGGTAGTATCTGAGGCTAGGATTAATTTTTAAACATGGATTAGTAGCTCAAATGGTAGAGCGCCGGTGTGAAGTACCGGAGGTAGGTGGATCGTTACCACCCTATTCCACTGCATTGATTACCGGCTACAATCATCGGTCCTTTACCCTAAATTGTTAGGGAAATAACCAAAATGGGCAAACCGGGAAGCTTTCGTAAACGTATCCAAACCCTCAGTAGGGGATACCGAAAAGAAATAAATTGTATAAGAAGCGAAAAATGGTCAACTCGAGATAAGGCCAGAGTATTGTATGAAAAAATATCCGTAAGGAGAATAACGAAGGGGTTTTTATAATGGGTACGGAAAGTCATTTCGGATATGACAATCGGTCTGTAACACCGATCCTTTGGGGCGTGGTTCGAGTCCACCCGGATCCACTAAAATCATGGAGTATCGAAGATAACGTAGAAGCGGTAGGATTAATTTGCAAGAAGGCCTACAACGTTTGCAAACTCAAATTGATTTTAACTTTTAAATGATTTTAAAAAATCTGTGCTAATAATAACATGTAAAAAATTAGAACAGTTTCCTCGGGCAAGGTCTATGGAAATATTTAAAAGTCAATACTCTCGAAGCTCAAGTGAAAGTAGCTACGCTCTTTTAAAGCGAAGGTTGCAGGTTTGATCCCTGCGGGGAGTACAAAAAATTGGAAGTGATGAAATTGGCAAACATACTTCCCCAAGAGGGAAGTGGAAATATATTTCCGTAGTGGTTCGAGTCCACTCTTCCAATCAAATAAAATTAGTAAAGAAATCTAAATCTTGGATGGATACATCAATGTAGATTGGCAAGGATATTAATTTTATCAATAAGTAGCCGAAAGGTGTAGATAAACTAATGCATGATACGAGTACAGGGAACCAGCCCAATGACTCTACTTATGAACTTATCGCTAATAGGTTTCCACCTTGGGAAGCGTTAAATATTCCTAAACGGACCACGTCTGCGTAGTGTAATGGCTAGCATATCTGACTGTCTATCAGAAGGAGGGGTTCGAATCCCACGTCGACGGCTAAGTTAATAGTAAACGCACCTAACGATTCTGAAAAGAACCGCGGACAAAATTCTTAGGTCTATTAACATTTTTAAATACCTTTGTAGGCCTCTTGGTGAGGAACTAGGCTGTCAACCTAGTAAGACAAACGGATCGTAACCGTTCAGGGGTGCAAATGTTTCTATAGTTTAATATTCGGAGTTAACCCTCCAGAAAAACACGGACTAGTACGAGCTTTAGGTTTGAAATCCTAATAGAGACACAAATACCATTCTATAGTGTAAGACTAGGAACAAGTATTTAAGATAAGTATTCGACAAAGATCTATCGAAAAAAGGCTTAAAGAAAATTCTGTACTAGAACACAACCCTCATGGGGAGGGTAGATACAGTATCAAATCTGTTAGAATGACCATCGGGTGGTAGAGGAGTCAGGTTTATCTCGGTATCTTTGGACGATACAGCACGCAGGTTCAAATCCTGCTCACCCGACGACGGAGTTTTAATATTTTATTTTCTTCAAGTAAAGAAATTTTAAGTAGTCCTAGACAAAAGAAATTTTAAATAAAATGATATGACTGATGGAGAGACATCAATATCTGGTGGTAGAGGAGTCAGGTTTATCTCGGTATCTTTGGACGATACAGCACGCAGGTTCGAATCCTGCCTATCAGACAATTATATTAAGTTGAAAATCTAACATTGTATTATGTTATACTAAATACCTTGGTACAACATATTAAGAATTGGTATTTTATTACAATTTCAAAACCTATGAATACGTTAGATTGATTGATGATACTATAAAAGATTCCCCAATATACCAATGGTTTCAACAGTTGCGGGGTGCGAGAAGTGTCGATACGGATTTATAACCTGTATAAATAACCTGACAGTCAACTTGGACTATTATTGTTTCATAGAGGTATGGCTTAATATAATTTTTTAAAATTATCACAGTGGGCTGTTAATTAAAATGTTTAAAAAATATATAGATGAATTTAATCCTTTACCAGGTATTAAATACTCAATAAATTAATTCTAAGGTTGCCGTAGTTGGTCGAACGGTCCAGACTGTTAATCTGGTGAGTGTAAACTCCATCGTAGGTTCGAATCCTCCCCTTAGAGCGCAAATAGAAATCTTTAAAGATTTCAAAAATATATTGCGGGATGGTAGCAGATGGTTTAGCTCACCGGGCTCATAACCCGGAGGTCGGGGGTTCAAGTCCCTCTCCCGCAACTTTAAACATTTCTGACACATTAATGAATTTATATGTTGTGCGTATTGTTAAATCAGACAAGCTATAATGCTGTTTAGGGATAGTTTTATAGTATACATACTAATTTTCTGGTCTCCCTAAGATTAGAAAATGTTAACGTGGTTTTATAATATACTTGGAAAGTTAAAGAGCGGACATAGATCCGTAAACTTTAACGATATAGGGTTCGAGTCCCTTGTGGAACACTATTTAATACGGGTCTTTAGCTTAGTAGGTTAAAGCAGTTGACTCATAATCAAAAGATCGCAGGTTCGATTCCTGCAAGGCCCACTTAATTCTTACATAAGGTACATTAGCAGTACTGAAAGAACTCTTAACTCTCACAGGATCGCAACCTTTAATGAGAGCTTTAAATGGCTTAAGAGATAATGTTGGAGTCCCTGCTCTATCATGCATGGTAACAGGTTATAGGGAACAAACTATAGGTAAAAACTCGACAGAAGAATTATATGGAAGGCATCCGGAAGGCATGAGGAGCTGCTCTTGAAAAGCAGTAATGGGTAAGACCATCGGGGGTTCGAATCCGCCGTCTTCCTCAAACATTTTTAAAGTTATAAGCTAGTAAGGTCTGGGCGAATGGACACCAGGTTACCCCAATAGACAGATTTTAAAAATGGGAATATTATCTTACATTCAGCTCTAATATTCTAAGTACATCAGAGGTTCAATTGGGAACACTTAAATGTTGAATTCAAAACTCACTCTGATAAACGCGAGTAACGCATAAATGGTGGTGCACCTGCCTTCCAAGCAGGAACAGAGTCGGTTCGATTCCGACTATTCGCTCAAATTCATAAGGTTTCTTACAGCAACTAACTACTTTAAATCTGCTGCCTTAAATGGCTTACGTGGTTCGAACCCCGTTGCTCCCACTATTAAATTATCACATGGGAGTATGATGGAACTGGAAAACATGGCGGATGTAAAATAGAAACCTGGAATTTATTTAAAGGATGCTTACAGCAAATTAAACCAAATCAAACTTGAAAATTGAAAAACCATGCATCCTGAATTTTTACTTACTACATGGGGAATTGGTGAAATTGGCTATCACAAGACTCTTGCAAAGTCTAGTTTCCGAATCGTACTCGGAATTCTCCACTATTATCGGTTCAATTTATTGTGACTCCATGAATATATAAAATAAAAATGGATATAAAGTATATTTGTAAAGAATGCAATATTGAATTTAAAACATTTCAAGATAAAGCTAATCATGTTAGATGGAAACATAAAGATAATTCAAATTATTTAATAAAGGCAAGTGAATCTGCTAAAAAAGCTTGGACTAAAAAATTAGGGAAATGGGTAGATGAAACTACTGAATGTTACATATGTAAAACTATATTTGATATTAGATATAGAGAAGGAAAGAAAAAAAATAAATATTTTTGTTCAAGATCATGCGCAAATAGTAGAATTATTACTAAAAAAACTAGAGATAAAATATCTAAATCGTTAATCGGTAAACCTTCTCCACGTATTCATTTGAACATTAAAAAAGTTTGTGGTCAATGTAATTGTGAATTTGAAGTACGTGCTACAAGAAGAAATCAAAAGTTTTGTTCTATAGAATGTTCGAATAAATTTAGAAAAAAAACTAGGTCAGAATTTGCAAATTATAAATCTGAATGTAGATTTAATTTTAATTTAGCTGATTACCCTGATGAATTTGATTTTACTTTAATAGAAAATTTTGGTTGGTATAAAGCTGCAAATAGAGGAAATAATTTAAACGGTATTAGCAGAGATCATATGATAAGTGTTAAATATGGATATGAACATAATATCGATTCAAAATTTATTAGTCATCCTGCAAATTGTAAATTAATGAGGCATAATGATAATGTAAGTAAATATACAAAATGTTCTATTTCTCTAACAGAATTATTAAATAAAATAGAATATTGGAATAAAACATATAAAAAATAATAAAAGATTATTTTTAATTGCGATAATAGCTCAGTTGGTAGAGCATTAGGTTGCCAATCTAAAGGTCGTGGGTTCGAATCCCATTTATCGCTCCAAACGCTTCCATAGTTTAGAAGGCAGAAAACCCCGGATTTGTAACCCGGAAAACTCAGTTCGATCCTGAGTGGGAGCTCTCAAATAAATCAAAAATAGTATATGATAGGTACAATTACAATAATTCAATCTTTAATAATAGTATCATATATTACTTTTCTTTTAATAAAATTTAAAGGACCTTTATCGTCGATATCACAATCATGGTATGCATTAAAGCCTTATAATTTAAGTTACTTATTTTATATTTTTATGATATCATTAGGTTTATGTATGGATTTTAGACATGATCCTTTTTATTATATGTCAGGAATGGGTTTATTTTTAGTCGCAGGAGCGGCTGCATTTAGATCAAAATATAAAGGAACAAATATTCTACATTATACAGGAGTGTTATTAGCTACTGTTTTTGCTTTTTGGGGGCAATATTATAAAGTAGGTATATTACCACAGAGTATTAGTATACTCTCACTGGTCGCTCTGATATTTATCTTTTTTAGAAAGGATTATTTATGGTGGATAGAAATAGCAATATTCATATCAATAATGATAGGATTTGCAATACAAGATATGCGGGGTGGACTGGAGATGGTTACCAGCTCGGGCTCATAACCCGAACGACGAAGGTTCGATTCCTTCCCCCGCACCCATAACGCGGTTAGAGTTTCGCGTTTAAACAAAAACTCAAAATTGACAGATAGCCCAAATGGTAGAGGGTCCGGCTGTTAACCGGAAAGATATAGGTTCGAACCCTATTCTGTCAGCAAATATGCTCGTGTGGTCAAAATGGTAAAGGCGCTGGTTTTAGACACCAGAGATTTGAGGGTTCGACTCCCTCCATGAGTACAAAGAAAGTAAGGTTAAAGATGATAGTCTGTAATAAAGCCGACGACTATACGAGATGCATCTCGTTTCCGGTTATCTTTCTTTCTTTAGATGATATAACTCAATGGGTAGAGTAGGGCTTAGCGGCCTTAGTTACAGGTTCGAATCCTGTTATCATCGCAACAATAATATTCTGCATAAGGATGCCTACAGCAAACTAAACTAAACCAAACTTTTAATTTGAAAACACTGTGTATCCTGTATATGATCCTGTGGTGAAAATGGTAGACACGTTAGGTTTAAGCCCTAATGCTTATGCGTGCCGGTTCGAATCCGGCCAGGATTACACGGTGGTTTTTCGAGGGTTCCACTTCAAATAAACCTGAGACCATGCTCCTTTAGCTTAGTAGGTTTAAAGCGTGATTCTTACAAAATTGAGACCGGTGGTTCGAATCCACCAGGGAGTACAATATACACGTATAGTTCAATCGGATAGAACATATGACTACGAATCATAAGATGAGGGTTCGATTCCTTCTATGTGTACAATAATTACAAATGCCCCTGTATCTCATCGGTCTTCTAAACCGAGTCGTTAAATGAGTAATTGGAGTGACGTGTGGGTTCGATTCCCTCCAGGGGTTCTAAAATTCAGTTTTCTGACACCTAGGGTTAGTGAATAATTTAAAGCAGAACATAAGTGGTACACAAGTCCACGACTGAATTTTTTGACATACGTCTGTATCTTAATGGTAAAGTACTGGTCTCCAAAACCAGCAATGGGGGTTCGACTCCTCCCAGGCGTGCACATAACATCGATACGTGGCCAAGTAGGTGAAGGCACCTGGCTGATAACCAGGAGATGCGCAGGTTCAATTCCTGCCGTATCGACATAAGGAAGGCTGACAGAAAGGTATTGTATTAGTTTGCTAAACTAAAGTCTGTGTCAAACCAGTGGGGGTTCGAATCCGCCGCCTTCCTCAAAAAATATTTTAAAAATAATCACCCAAAAATTTTTATTTCCCAATAAAATTGATTATATTTAATTATAATTAAAAACGGAAATAATGAAAGTAACAATAATGAAAATGAAACACACCTTATTAGTTGAAGACAAAAAAGGTAAAGAGTCTCAAATTCCATTATGGGCTTTGATTGATGAATGTGGTCATACTATGATACAAGTTTATAGTAAAGAAGAACCAATAGAATTACAAAAAGAATTAGAAAAATAGAAAATTATTGATTAAGTGTACTAAGGTTCTGATACCAAGCTGTAAACGCGCAAGGAGGATATACCGACATCGCTGGTATGAGAAAACATGCTAATCAATATATAAAAATTAATCCCGTAAAAGCAATTAAGAATGTATGCATACAATCGGTATTTTTAAGTTGCAACTTGAAGGCACCCCGTCATTGATGGTACTAATGTTCGACTCATTGGCAATGAATTAATTGTGAGGGATTATATGGCGAGGTAGCTTAGTTGGTCAGAGCGTCGGAATCATAACCCGAAGGTCACCGGTTCGAAACCGGTCCTCGCTACATTAAAAGAATGTCCATCGCTCGTAAGAGAGGAAGTTCAGGACATCGCAGTTTAAGGCAGGAGATTCAACGCTTATCGGAATCGTTCGTACTGCCGAGGATGCAACTTCAAAACAGCTTAGAGGATGAACTGCTCATAAAGCAAGGTAGAAGGCAAAGATAAATGATGGACCACGACAGGATCCTGGCTATATTCTTTTAAAAATTAAATTGAGTGGTAGTAGGACGGAATATTGTAGGTTGCTGGACACAAACCGCAATAAAGGTAAAGCTCTAAATTGTAAAATCCAGTAAGGGCGAATAAAGTAACTCAATTTTTATATGGTGTTTGAAGCATTAAGGTGATGCGTCTGACTGTGACTCAGAAGAACTTGGATCAATACCAAGCTAATACCCCAATTTAATAAGTATAAATATTTTAAATTAATTAACATGAGCAAGTATACAAAAACATTAGTCGTTGATAATAGTTATATTCCACGAAGTATAATTCGTACAGAAAGAGCCTTTGTTATTTCATATAAAGGAAATGCTGATGTTATTGCAGAACATCCAGAATCATTTAAGTTAGTTAATCCTAATTTAGATATTTTAAAGCCATCAATAATTAAAGTACACAGATTTATTAATTCTCCATTTTATAAAGTTCCTTTAACAAGAGTGAATGTTTTTAGACGTGATAATTTTGAATGTGTATATTGTGGAAAGGGTGATCATAAAAAAGAATTAACTCTTGACCACGTAATTCCTAAATCAAAGGGTGGTCCAGATTCTTGGGATAATTTAGTAACTGCATGCAAATCATGTAATATCGAAAAATCTGATTTAACTTTAGAAGAATGGGGTAAGGAAATTCCTAAACCACATAGACCACATTATTTAATGTTAATAAAAAAATTAGATTATGTTCCAGAAGAATGGAAAAAATACTTATTATTCTAAACAAAGCCTGATTAATTTCAGGTTTTTATGAAGGTGTACCTAAGCGGCCAAAGGGGATGGATTGCAAATTCATTGCGAAAGCTTCGTCAGTTCGAATCTGACTACCTTCTCTCTTTCAGAAATCATATACTTAGTTTATATTTTAATTAAACTAATGTTAATATATGCTATATAAAAATATAGATAATTTAAAAATCCAATATGTCTAAAAACATTGAACAAAAATATCAAAAACTTACTGATACTGAGCATGTTCTGAAAAGACCAGGCATGTACATAGGTTCAATTAAACCTCACACAGAAGAAGTTCATCTTATTAACGATAAATCAAAAAGCTTTGAATTACAAGAAATTACTTATAATCCAGGTTTTTTGAAAATCTTTGACGAGATTATTTCTAACTCTATTGACGAACATAAAAGAAATCCTAAGCTTAATCAGATTAAAGTTAATATTGATTTAGAAACTTCTAAAATTTCTATTTGGGATAACGGAGGTATACCTGTTGAAATCCATAAAGAATATGATGAATGGGTACCTGAAATGATTTTCAGTAATCTTAAAGCTGGAAGTAATTTCGATGATACTGAAGAACGAATTGTTGTTGGTACAAATGGAGTTGGGAGTACGGTTACAAATATTTTTAGTACAATGTTTACTGTTGATACATGCGATGGTAAAAAAAGGTTTGTACAAGTTTATTCTGATAATATGTCAAAACGAACTAAACCTAAAATTATAAAAGCTAAAAGAGCATTTACTGAGATTACATATATACCTGATCTTAAAAGATTTGGTATGAAAACTATTGATAAAGCTTCACTTAAAATGATTAAGAAAAGACTTTATGATATTGCAGCATGTAATCCTAAAATGAAAATTAAATTAAATGGAGATACTATTTTATTTAGAACATTCAAAGAATATTCTGAGTTATATGTAACTCCTGTTTTTTATGAACAATCAAATAATTGGCAAATCGGAATAGGTCATTCAACAAATGGATTTAAAGCAATTTCATTTGTAAATTCAGTAGAAACAAAAGATGGTGGTAGTCATGTAAATAATATAGCATGGCAAATTACACAAGATCTTAGAGAAAGAATAAAAAGAAAATATCGTGTTGATGTAAAACCATCAGAACTTAAGCAACATCTTTATTTGTTTATTAATTCTACTATTATTAATCCAGCATTTTCTTCACAAACAAAAGAAAAGCTTATAACAGAGCCAAAAGAGTTTGGAGAAATTCATGTACTTTCAGACAGAATTTTAAAGCAAATTTTTAATTCTGAAATTATTCAATCTGTATTAGATTGGATTGAACGAAAGAAAGAAGCTGAAGAAAGAGCTAAATTAAGAAAGCTTAATAAGAATCTTGATAAAACAAAAGTTATAAAATTAATTGATGCTAAGAAACGTACTAAAAGAGAAAAATGTACATTAGCAATTTTTGAGGGTGACTCAGCCCAAAGTGCGTTTCGTCGTTATAGAGATCCTCAATTACAAGGTGCATTTCCATTGAGAGGTAAATTTGTTAATGTACGAGAAATTCCTGATTCAAAGGTAGTTCAAAATAAAGAAGTACAAGGATTAATGGCTGCAATAGGTTTAAAGATTGGACACGAACCTAAAGATTTAAGATATGGTAAATTACTTGTGTATACTGATGCGGATTTTGATGGTTCAGGTATTGCAGGATTACTTATAAATTTCTTAGGCAAATATTGGCCAGAATTATTTGAACAAGGAATTGTATTAAAGGTTGAAACTCCAATCATAGTTGCTAAAAAGGGAAAAGAAACTTTGATATTTTATTCCGATGAAGAATATAAAGAATGGGAAAAGAAACAACGAAGTTTAAAATCATGGGACATTGAATATAAGAAAGGATTAGCTGCATTGGAAGATGAAGAATATAAAGAAATTATTAAACATCCTCATGCATATATTCTTAAAAAAGATAATAATTTTAATTTAACCCTAAATACGTGGTTTGCAGGTGACTCTGCTCCCCGTAAACACAAGATATTAGGTAAACCAGTAATTAATAAACAGAGTAAAAAATCTTTATTTTAATGAAAAGTAAAACAGTTACAGAATTCTTTGATAAAGAATATTTAGATTATGCTAAGTATGTAGTAACTTCTAGGGCTATACCACATTGTATAGATGGATTCAAGCCAACACAACGAAAAATAATTTATGTTGCTAATAATATCTGGAAAACCGGAAATGAAAAGCAAATGAAATTATTTCAATTAGGAGGACGTGTTGCTGCGGATTCATACTACCACCACGGCGATTCTTCAATGAGTTCTGCTATTGTTGGAATGGCTCAAAAGTTTAAAAATTCAATACCATTGCTCGAAGGTATTGGACAGTTTGGTTCTTTACGTTCTCCTGCTGCAGGTGCTCCAAGATACATTAGTGGAAAGCTCCATAAAAATTTCAGGTTAATTTATAAAGACTTTGAATTATTAGAAAATAAAATAGAAGAAGGTAATAAAATTGAACCTAATTTCTTTTTACCAATTATTCCAACTGTCATATTAAATGGATCTTCCGGTATTGCGATTGGATTTGCTACAAACATTCTTAATCGTAAACCTATTGATGTTGTTAATGCATGTTTGGATGAACTTAAAAATAAGAAACTTAAAACTCTTCCACCTTGGTTATCAGAATTTCATGGTACATACGAAAGAAATCCTGAAAATCCAAATACATGGAATATTCTAGGTAGCTATAAAGTAATCAATACAACAACAGTAAATGTTACAGAAATTCCACCATCATTTACATATGAAAAGTATGAAGAGCATTTAAATAATTTAGTTAATAAAAGAATTATTACAGGTTATGAAGATAATTCATCTGAAAAATTGGAATATGTAATTAAGTTTCAAAGATCTATTTTAGCAACTTATGTTAAGAAAGATACATTACATCGATTGTTAAAAATTAATTCACAAGAAACTGAAAATTTAACTACGATTGATGAAAATGGAAATCTAAAAATATTTGAAAGAGTTGAAGATATTGTTAAACATTTTGTTACAATTCGTTTAGCATATTATTTTAAAAGAAAGGAGTATCTTTTAGCCAAACTTAAACAAGAACTGTTAATACTTTCAAATAAAGCAAGATTTATAAAAGATATCATTGATAAAAAATTATTGGTTAATAATATACCAAAGCAAAAAATCATTGATTATTTAGAAAAGAAAAAGTATGATCTTGTAGAACAATCATATAACTATCTTTTGAACATGCCAATATATTCATTAACAAAAGAACGATTTAATGAACTCTTAAAACAAATAGAAGTAAAAAAATCTGAGATCGTAATAATTAAGAATACTGACGCTAAAGATATGTATATAAAAGATTTAGATCAGCTTAAACAAGTGATCAAATAATGTATATAAAAATAAAATAAAGAATAATATGTTAATAGAACAAACATCTAAAACTGATTCTTCAATGATAAAGAATGTAGTTTATAATTTTTCTACAAGCGGATTAAAAGTAGAATTCATGAATGGATCTGTTTATGAATATGCTGAAGTAGATCCTGTTGTATATTCTGCATTATGTGAAGCAGAATCTCAAGGTAAGTATTTTAATGAAAACATTAAGAATAGTTACAATCATTCAAAATTATTATTAGGATAGTGAATAAGATCATATTGGTAGGGAAGGCTGCTTCTGGTAAAGATCATATGAGAGAGATATTGGAAGGCCGTGGATTTATCTATGGCATTTCATATACTACACGACCTCCTAGAGAGGGTGAAATTGATGGTAAAGATTATTATTTCGTTACTGATTCAGATTTTAAAGATAAAATTGAAACTAATTTCTGGTATGAATATGTAGAATTTAACGGGTGGTATTATGGTACAAGCGTTGAGCAATTTAAACGTACTTGTAATTTATTCATAATGACACCAAAGGGAGTCAATTTTATTGATCCTATTGATAGAAAAGAATGTACAATAATTTATTTGAATATTCCAATTGAAGCAAGAAGAGAGCGATTATTAAATCGATTTATGCCGGGTGATAGTCTTGAACGTAGATTATATGCTGATGAAAGTGATTTTGAATTATTTGATGATTATGATATTCTTATAAATAATGAAAAATTTTAAAAATGACAAAAATAAATAATGGGTCCCTTCAGAGCAAGTTCATTGTCCTCGAGGGACCTGACTAAAGGCAACACTGGAAAGAATACTCAACAAGATTTGATAATTGAAAAGTTATCAAATACTGTGTTTCATAAGATACATTATTCATCATTACCATTTAAAGATGATAAGATTAAACATATTAAATATTCTAGTAAGATGTATGATGATATGTTTAAACTTATGACTTTGTGTAAAGATAAAGATATCAATATTATTTTTAATAGATCTCATTTGGGTGAAACTGTGTATTCACCTCTATATAGAAATTACTTAGGTGATTATGTATTTGATATTGAAAAGAAATATGTAAATGATTTAAGAGAAGAACTTTACTTGATTACTTTAGTAAACGATCCTGAAATTATTTTTAAACGCGATGATGGTAAATCATTTTATAAAGATATTGAAGGAGTAAAGGCTGATGTTGATGGATTTATACGAGCTCATAGGTTAAGTAATATTAAAAATAAACTTTTATTACAAATTGGGACAATGGATCCTGTTGAAGTTAATAATATAATTCTTGAGTTTTTAACTCATGAAAATACATTAGAAGAAACTAATATTGAACAATTAAAAATTAATATGTAATAAATGAGAAGATATATAGGCGAAACTTTTGCAGAGGCATATCAAATTGCATTACAGGATATATCAAATAATCCTGAATTTATAACTGCACCAAGAGATATGCATATCAAAGAAGTTACAAATGCAGTATTAGTTATTCAAGATCCTTCATTTCCACTTTATGAAAATGAAAGACGAAGTAGTCAATTAAAATATATTGCTGGAGAATTAGTTTGGTATTTCACTGGGCGAAATGATGTTGAATTTATTTCAAAGTTTTCAAAGTTTTGGAAGCATTTAGCTAATAGTGATGGGACAGTTAATTCTGCTTATGGAAATCTTATATTCAAAGATAGAAATCCGTTAGGTTATACACAATATCAATGGGCATTAAATTCTTTGTTAAATGATAAAGATTCACGACAAGCAATTATGCATTTTAATACTCCTGAACATCAATGGGAAGGTAATCGAGATTTTGTATGTACTCTTACTGGAGTATTTCAAATCAGAGATGATAAGTTACATTTTACTATTGACATGAGATCTAATGATATTATCTTAGGTACACCTACTGATGTCGCTTTCTTTTGTATGTTACAAATGCAAATGTTAGAACATTTAAGAAAGCATTATCCTGATTTAGAATTAGGTACTTATACTCATATAGTACATTCACTTCATATTTATGAAAGACATTTTGATTTAGTAGATGAAATGTTAGAATATAAATTTGAGCCAATGTCTTTCCCTAGTATTAGAGAATTTTTTATAACGCCACAAGGGCATGCTACTTCGATTTTAAAGGAATTAGAACAAGGAATAGAAACAGAAGGTAAGTCAGATCTTCGTGGATCAAAGGATGATCCTTTATTTAATTGGATTATAAATCAAATATTATAATTATGAGAATAGCATTTCATAGTGGACATTTAGGAGTAAGAGGAACTGATATTGCAATATATGATTATGCGTTATATAATATGAGTTTGTTAGAAAATGATTCTATTATAATTACCGATAAAAATGCAGATTTAACTACACTGGAAAAATTCAAGTCAAAGTTTAAAGTATTTTTTTATAATGATTTTAGTGAAATTGATAACATAATTAAAAAAGAAAATGTTGATGCATTTTATTCTATTAAAGCTGGTTATAATGACGGAAAATTAGCTAAAAATGTTAAAAATTTAGTACATTCCGTTTTTATGCATAATGAACCACATGGCGATGTTTATGCATATGTATCTGAATGGTTGTCAGATAAAATGTCAAATAAGAATCTTCCTTATGTTCCGCATATGATAAATTTACCTGATCATAATCATGATTATAAAGAAATGTTAAATTTAAAAGGTAAAACAGTTATAGGATGGTACGGTGGAGATAATTTTGAAATTTCTTTTGCTAGAAATGCAGTTATTGATATTGCTAAAAAACGCAAGGATATCGTATTTATGTTTATGAACTCAACTCCATTTGCTGATGAGTCTAATATTTTGTTTTTTGATAATATTTTCGACATGTACACTAAAGTTAGATTTATAAATACATGTGACGCGATGATTCATGCAAGACTTAGAGGAGAAACCTTCGGCTTAGCAATTGGAGAATTTTCTAGTAAAAATAAACCTATAATTACTTATAGAAATTCAATAGAGTGTAATCATAATTTAATTTTAGGAAATAAAGGAATGTACTATTCAGATTATAATGAATTATATAATATTTTGAATAATCTTGATATTAATACGTCAAATGATTATAATTGTTATAAAGATTATAATCCTGTTAAAGTAATGGAAAAATTTAAAAAAATATTTTTAGATGAAAGCGTTTGATAGTTGGTACAATATTATGGTTGAAAATATATTACCGGTTAAGATTATATTTGATAATTATTATACTAGCGGTATTATTTTAGATATTGGTGGAAATGTAGGAGCTTTTACTGATTATGTTATAACTAAGTATCCTTTATGTGAAGTTCATATATTTGAACCGGTTTTAAAATTTAAAAACTATTTAGCTAATAAATATGAAAATACTAATGTGGAATTTGTGCCATGCGGGTTATGCGAAATTAAAAAATCAGTTCGAATAAGTACAGATTCTACTAACTTAGGATTGAATGAAATAACCCATGAAGATGCAAGTCATTTAGAATTAATTCAATTAATTACATTAGATGATTATATTATTTCGAATAAGATAAATGAAATTGGGTTAATCAAAATTGACGTAGAATTTTACGAACCTTTTGTATTAAAGGGAATGCGAAAATATATTGAAACTAGTAAAAAATTACCTTTTATAATTATAGAACATAATTATGAACTTTCTCCATATAAAGATACTCAAGATGAAGTATTTTCATGGTTATTTAATTATTATGAAGAATTTGACTATAGTTCATATAATTATACAAAAGATATAATATTAATTCCAAAAATAAATTATAATGAATAAATTACCAATTTCAATAGGTATTCTTGCATGGCATTCTAATGAAACTTTAATTAATACACTTGAAACATATAAGAAGAATAATTTAAGAAGTATAGTAAATGACATCACTATATTTTTTCAAGAATTTACGGACGAAGATAAAAAAATTGCAGATCATTTTAATATTTCTTATATTAAAAGTGATAAAAATATTGGCATTGGTAAAGGTTTTATTAAATTAGCAAAAAATGCAAAAACTGATCATATTTTATTATTAGAACATGATTGGGCATTAATTGAAAATAAAGATATATCATATTCAAGATTATTAGAAGGTTTAAATTTAATTAATAATGGGTATCATTGTGTTAAATATAGACATCGAAAAAATTATGGGGATCCTTTATTTTCACGAAATGCATATGAAGGAAATGAACTGAATCATTATGATCCGGTGATAGGTTTAGTATCTCCTCATTTATTAGATACTATACATTGGATTGATAATCCAGATATTATATTTTCTGATAAAATTAAAAAGAAAGACAATTTTTATAACACTATAAGTAGATGGGCAAATTGGACAAACAATCCTTGTTTATATAATGCTAATTTTTATATAAACATAGTTCAACAGTTTGTTGGAGAAAACATTGAACTAGAAAATAATATTAGTGCTTGGTGGGCAAAAGAAAATTTTAAAGTAGCACAAGGTGAAGGATTATTTAAACATAATGATTTAAAAAAATATAACTTATGATAATAGATACATTTCCATATTTTAATGAAAAAGAATTATTAGAACTTAGAATAAATTTGTTAAAAGATTATGTTGATAGGTTTATAATAATTGATGCAAACAGAACTCATACCGGGCATCATAAAGAATTTACGTGTAAAAATATACTTAGAGAGTTAAAGCTAACTTCAGATAAAATTATAGTTATAAATTTAGATCTTTCTATTTATGATAATGAAAAAGATGATTGGGTTAGGGAACGCGCACAAAGAAATGAAGTGTCTAAATATGTTAATGATAATGATATATGTATTGTAACCGATTGTGATGAAATCATAAATCCTATTTTTATTGGTCAACATACAAATTTTTTACAATCTAATTTCGGTACAGTTTTAATGATACCTTTATATTATTTACAACATAGAGGTGATCTTCAAGTGGCTGATGAAAATGGCAATTTACGCGAATGGATGGCATCTTATATGTGTAATGGAAAAATTTTTAAAAATAATACACCTTCTATCATAAGAGAAGCCATTTCAGTTGGTAATGAGATATCTTCTACGTATCATTTTACATGGTTAATAAATGATATAAAAAATGGATGGCATTTTACTTGGATGGGAAATAACGAAACTCGAAAAATAAAAAGCAATTCAACTGCTGAATGTGAGTTAATTCATACTAAATTTAATTTACAAGATGACTCATATAAACCCGAAGTTGGTAATTTTGATTATTTAGGAAGGGAGGACCATATTCTTGTTAAATTTGATACTAAGTTGTTGCCTAAAATAATCAATAATTTGCCAAATGTGAAACACTATTTATTTCAATAGAATATATAATCAAAATACTATTTAATGCAATATCAATATATTAAATTATTTGAAGAATTTATTAGTTCTGATTTAAAGAAGATTTATCTTGCCATTAAACGAAGTAGTGGTCATAGATGGTGGACTTATAAAGGTTTTGCTGGAAATAAATTTTTTATTCAGATAGATGAAAATAATATTAACACACTTGATATCAATTCTGATTATCCTATTTTAAATTACAATAGCGATACAATTAAAGAGCTTTTAAAAAATGGAAGTATTAAAGAAGAGAACATATATAATAATCCTACTGACATTAATTTATCTGGATCTAAGGAAGAATTTCATAAATTGGTTGGAGATCATAAAAATGTACCCAAGACAGTTTATTCAAAAGATGAGGCGATAAAAGTACTAAGTTTTCCAATTATAGCAAAACCTGCTCATGGCCATAGTGGGATAGGAATTACCATCATTAATAATATAAATGAAATGAATAATATTGATGAAAAGAATTTTGATACTTATTCTGAATTTATTGATAAGGCTGAAGAGATGAGATTTTTTACATTTAAAGGTAAACCTATTTTTTGGTTAGAACGTTTACCTATGAATGATAAAGCAAAAAATGGTAAGGGAGATACAAAAGAAGAAATGGAATTCAAATATATTAAGAGGAATATTTCTGAATTGCCAAAAGATTATAAAAATGTACTTACCGAGTTTTCAAATATTTTTAAAAAATTACCTTATATTTGTTTTGATGCAATGAAATCAAAAGATGGTAAAGTTTATGTGGTTGAATCTAATGCTCAACCAGGTGTACCTTTTGACAGTACTGTCGAAATTTATAAAAGTATTTTTGAAGATTTTTATAAAAATCCAGTAAATAAAGAATCTAATAATCAACTAAATGATTATGCCAAAGAAATGGTAAAAATGACACTTAAAAAAGATAATAAAAGATTTTCTGATAAATCTTAATTTTTTAAGAGTTGAACTTTCAATGTTTAAATAAACTTGTTATAATTAATTAAATAAAACTATATGCTTATTTATGTTAGACGATAATATACCCAAAGATTTCTTTTTAACATCAGACACATGGTTTGGTAGACAACAGATTTTAGAAATAGGAAACAGACGTTCATTTTCATCAATTGATGACATGAATAAAACCTTCATAAAAAATTGGAATAAGGTAGTTAAGAAAGATGACGTTATATTTCATTTAGGTAATTTCGCATGGGATCCTAAAACAGCAAATGACATGTTAGTAAAACTTAATGGTATTATTTATTTTGTATTAGGTAATGTTGATGAAGCATTACTTGAAGTTTATGAAAAATACAAAGGCGTTTATGTTCTATCTGATCAAATAGTTGAACTAAAAGAACATGACGCTATAATATCACATTACCCATTAGAAGAGTGGAATGGTAAAGAAACCGGTACTATTCATTTTCATGGTCATACTATTTATAGACTTAAAACTGATTTTAATTTAATGAACAGGGTTAATGTATGTACAGATTTTTGGAACTATACACCTATAAGATATTCAACAATTAAAGAATTTATAAATGAGAAAAAGTAAAACTTACAAAGAATTAGCAATTGAGTTTCAAAAAACTCGCTCAGTAAAGGCTTATAACGAACTTTATCGTAAAATAAAACCAGGGTTATCAAGATATGTATATAACATTGTCAAAGATCAATCCATTGCAGATGACATAGTTTCTTCAACATTAACTACAATTTATTTAAAAATTGATCAGTATAATGAAGAATACCAAATTACTACATGGGCTTATAAAATTGCATATAATGAATGCATAGGATGGATTAGGCACCGTAACAAAAAAGTAAGTTTAAATGTATTTACTGATGCAGGTGTTGACCCATCAGTAAAAGTTTCAATAGGAGCTCTTGATGAAAATTTTATTAAAACTGATGAAGATTTTATTGAAGAGGATAATATCATTGATGAACAAACACGACTAACAAAGGAAGCTATTTATGCATTACCTCCGATGTATAAGAAATATGTAGTTGAAAGATTTATACACAATAAATCATATCTTGATATTTTAGATGTAATGAAAACACATGAAAGAAATATAAATTTACAAACTGTAAAGAATAGAATATTTCGTGGCAGAAACATTATTAAAAACCAATTAGAAAAAATGAGAGTTTTTAATGAAGTTTAAAAATAATATAATGTTATGTATATAAATGACTTAATACATGAAGCAAAAATATGGTATAAAGTAAGAAAGATTGCCAAAGAAAATTTAGAAATTTTAGATGAAAATGGATTTAGGGTTGATTGGGTAGGCCGTATTTATACAATTATTAATTTACCTGAAGAAGTTATTACTCAGCCTGTTTCAGAAAATGCATACGTTCTTATGACTATGCAAAAATTCAATCAACTATTTTTAGATTTAGGAATAGGCAGTGATGTTTTTCCAACATTAAAAAAACTACCAAATCGATTTGCTTATCTTTTATATTTGTCACCGGATAGAGAATTTTTTAAATTTTGGAAAATGACTAAATTTTTATTCAGCATAGTCGGATTAGCAATATTACTTCGAATAATCGGTGGTTTGTTTGTTAAGTATTGGGATTATCTTTCTGGATTAATAAGTAGCATAAATTTATAATATGTCAATAGTAACTCAAACAATTAATAATAAGCGATATTACTTAATAAGAGATGCGAAACTTCCATCTGTAACATCTATTATTGGTTCTATGACCGATGATTCATGGTTAGAGAAATGGGAGAAGCGTATAGGTAAAGAAGAAGCTAATCGTATTACAATATTTTCAGCTAATCGTGGTACTATCATGCATCAAATGTGTGAGTACTTTTTAGGGTCTATCTTAGAAACTCAAAGAGATCGTTTAATAGAAACACAAACAAGAATAATTAAATTTGTTGAAAAAGAAGGTTTTACTGACGAGGAATTAAATGTAGGCAGAAAATTATTTTATACATTTTATAATAATGGATTATTCGATAAGATAAAAGATGTAATTAGTTTAGAGGAGGCGTTGTACTCACATGTATGCGGCGGTTATGCAGGTAGGGTAGATACTATTTATAGAAATAAAAAACTAATGCTACTCATCTTAGATTTTAAGACTAGTCGTAAGCTTAAAAAGAAGGAATGGATAAAAAATTATTACATACAAACTGCCGCATATTTTTTAGCTTATTGGGAAATGACAGGCATAAGACCTGATGGCGGTGAAGTTTGGATTGCAGTAGAAGATAATGTACCACAAGTCTTTGAAATTTCTTGGGAAGAGATCAAAGAATATGGTAAAGAATTTTTAATGATGGTTAAAGATTATCATAAACAATATCCCTTACCTAAGAATATATAAAAAAATAATTACCCAATGACCATAAAAAAATTCGCTGAGTTTATTTCTGAAGAATCTAAATATATTAGAGATAAGAAAGTTAAACACATAGAAGATATCGAAATTAAAGATGGATCTGATAAAAAATTAGAAAAAGAGGTTGATGATTATATGATTAAAAAAGGCGAGGCATGTCCTCGTTGTGGTGAAGAACCTGATGATTGTGTTTGTAAAGATAAGGATCCGTGGTCAACTCAAAATTATCACAGAGTTCCTAAAGGAAAGGTGAAAGAGAATAAACCTAAACAAAAATTCAAATCTGATTAATTATGAACAATTTTAATAAATTTTTTAAAGATAATGGTATGATTATAATAATAGTCATATTATTATTGTTTTATATTAAATCATGTAATATACATTCTGATGTAGAGAAAACGCAAACCCAAGTAAATAGTATTGAATATAAGATTGATTCATTAACACAAGTTACAATAGATGAAGATGAAATGGTTGATATCATTAAAGATACACCAGCTTGGAAAACTCTAAGACTTGAAGAAATATCTGATAAAGAACATATTTCTATTAATGTCTTAGAAGAAAAAGAAAAGGAATAATGTCTGTAACATATAACGTATCGGATCCATCTTGTTCAATGTCATCTTGTTCAAGAATTATTGCACAAGTTAGTTGTATTGATATAATTATGCAAGGGACTACAAGCTGCATAGACATTCAATTATTTGATAGTGATGGAAATCCATTAGATTTAACTACTATTGATAAAATAGAATTAAAAGTATTTAATGAACTTGAATGTGTTATTGGAAATTTTTGGTACCCTGAGATACCTTTAAATGAAAATGGATCTTTATTAGGAATATTACAAGAAACTGCGACTGGTGGTACAATTGTTAATAAAGGCATCATAAGAGTATGTTTAGCATCAACTACAACTCACACATCACCTGGTGGTATTTTTGCTGAAATTTTATTGTACACTGAACTTGGAATAGACACGGGATCAACCGGTGGTGAAATGCAATATGATATTGTAGGAATTCCATGTTTTCAAATAGGAACAATTATTGAATCTAAAATTCTTAATAGTGAATCTGGATTATCAGAAGGTGTTGGTATAAGAGTATTTGGAGGTACGCAGGGAACACAGGGTATTCAAGGAATAATTGGAAGCCAAGGTACACAGGGTATTCAGGGTATAATTGGAAATCAAGGTGTCCAGGGAATCCAAGGAACGTTTGGAATTCAAGGTATAATTGGAATTCAAGGTGTCCAGGGAATTCAAGGGATGCTTGGAATTCAAGGAACTCAAGGAATTCAAGGAACTCAAGGAACTCAAGGAATTCAAGGTATTTTAGGAGTTCAAGGTATTCAGGGTGTAGCAGGATTTGGTTTTGGTGAATATTTTACATTAAGTGCATTTACTATACCTTCTCATAAGGCTGATGTTTTAACATTATATGATAAAGATTATAATCAATTTTCACATTATGACATAGACAATAATACTATAGTATGGTTTGAAGCAAGTATTGTAGCAATTGGTGGAACCGATAACATTTATGCAACATGGCTATATAGAGGTAGTATACAAAGAGGAAGCACTTTAATTTCTCTTATATGGTCTTATGCTGGCGATCCGGTATTAGTTCATGGCGGTAATCAATTTGATTTAGAATTAACAGTACGTCTTAATAATAGTTCTAATGGTGGATTGGATTTTTATGTGGACAGTGATAACATCACTGATATTGTTTATTGGGCAGGGGAATTAAAAATTATAAAAAGAACTTTTATATAAATTATGAAAAATAAAATAGTACATTATTCAATTATAATAATATTTGCTAGTTTATATTTTTTGGTTGCTACAATATCAATGATAAATTCTGTATCATTTTTCGATATTGCTCACGAAGGAATTATGAATTGGGCATTAGCAATAGGATTTGAATTAGGTGCAGCTGCATCATTGGCGGCTATTATAATTTTACAAAAAACAAACCAAACGTTAGTTTGGGGTTTATTTTTAATTTTAACTTCATTTCAAATGATGGCTAATTCATTTCATGCGTTCATAAATTTAGAAAATTATATGGCGTGGATTGAACTATTTGGATTACAAGATGAATCATTAATTTATAAAAAAAGAATAGTATCAATAGTTAGTGGTGCAATTTTACCTTTAGTGGCACTAGGATTTATTAAATCATTAGTAGATTACATTAGACCGTCATCAAAAGAAGAACCACTAAAGCCAATACCTGAATACATACCTGACTACAATGAAACCGATGAAACCGTTGATTGGGATACAATAGAAGAATCAAAAGAAAACAAAGATAACAGTACAAATATAAGTTCCGAATCGGAAACAGTTATAGAGACTGAAGAATTACTTGATGATACATCAGAAAAGGTAGAATCATCGTTACAAACTAAATCTCCAGAAGAAACTGAACCTCAAATTATTGAGAAACCTTCAGTTGAAGAAACTAAAAAAAATAACGATAATTCTAATAAAAGGGTATATCAAAAGCAACATGTTTATAAACCATAAATAAACAATCTTCTCTAATTAATTTGTGGATTAAAATAAATGTATAATATGTCGGGTAAAACCAACGATGATGAGAAATTTCGTAAAAAAAGAGTTATTAAAAATCCAATTAAGTTTAAATTACAATTAAATGAAGAACAAAAATTAACCAAAGAGCAAATATTAAATAATACCATAACATTACTTGCTGGTAAAGCAGGAAGTGGAAAAACGTTATTGGCCTGCCAAATTGCATTAGATGGATTATTTAGAAACGAATATAGCAAAATCATAATAACACGTCCAACTGTATCAAAAGAAGATATCGGTTTTTTACCAGGGGATCTGCATGATAAAATGGATCCATGGGTACAACCAATTTATCAAAACATGTATCTTTTATATGATAAAGTTAAAATCGATAAATACATATCTGATGGAAAAATTGAAATAGTTCCAGTATCATTTATGCGTGGACGAACTTTTATAGATTCTTGTTTAATTGAAGGTGAAGTGATATTAACTAAAGATAATGGATATATGAAAGTTGAAGATATTTTAAGCGATATTATACTTGGAATATTTCATAATGTATTATCTTATAATGAAACTACTAATATATTTGAATATAAATTATTAGATGCAATATCACCCGCTAACATAAATTCATACATAGAAATTGAATTAGAAAATGGTGATATTACAAAAGTTTCGTCTGACCATGAATTTTATACCAAACGAGGTTTAATTAAAGCAAAAAATTTATTAGATTCTGATGAAATACTTTCATTATAAGTGATGAAATACACATAATAAGAATATATAAAATAAAACTATATAATGAATAATTTTTATATATATGTGTATTTAAACCCATTTAAAAAAATTAAATATATTACATCAGCGCGTTCATTTGAATATGAACCAATTTATGTTGGTAAAGGAAAATAACCGAATTTTTGATCATATAACACCTAGTTATTTAAAAATTAATAATCATAGATATCATTTACTAAATAAAATAATTAATGAAGTTGGTTTAGATTATTATAAAGAAAATTTTATTATTAAGATTAAAGATAATTTAATCGAAGATAACGCGTTAAAATTAGAATATGATATAATGTATGAATTAGGAACATTTTATGATATACACCCTTTAATTAAAAATGGCCCTTTATTAAATTTTATGTTATGTGGAGTTAAAAATCCTATTTTATATGGTAATAAAAATCCAAAGTATAATAGATCTTATTTAGATGTCTGGAAAGAAAAATACCCATTAATAATTTACAATAACATGCTCGAAGATCATAAAAAGATATTATCTAATGCTGGTAAAAAATATTGGAATACTTTAAATGAAGGTGATTATAAAAAAAGATGTGAAACCATTAAAAAAAATGTAAACGAATATTGGAATAACTTAAGTGAAGATGAATATGAGAATGTCATAAGACAACGAACAAATAATTTTAAAAATTTTTATAAAAAATATAAAACATTTAAAAATTATTATATTGAAAAATTTGGATTAGTAGAGGGGTTACAGAAAGAAGCTGAACGAAATATGAGTATTAGTATAGGTATACTTAATTTTTGGAAAAATGCATCTGATGATTTTAAAAATAAACATAAACTAAATTCTTATAAAGGTCTCAAGATTTTCTTTGATAATTATTATAGTGTTGATAATTATCAATTACAGAAATTAGGACATGCTGAATTTAAAAAATATAAAGTAAAACTTAGCAAAAAACAATCAAATTCACAAAAATTAAGATGGCAAAATATAACAGAATATGAAAAAACAATAATGTCTAATAAGAAAAAACAACAATATAAAAATTTTATTAATACACTGTCTAACGAAGAATATTTGGAATATAAAAAAAGTATATCAGGCAAAAATAATCCAATGTATGGCAAAGGTGATTTAGTAAAGGGTAATAAAAACGGTAGAGCTACACAATGGATTATTCATATGCCTACCGGTGAAAAATATTTTTGTGATGGGAGTTTTAAAAGATTTTGTAAGGATATTTTACGAAAATATAAACCACAACCTCATAGAAAATATTTAATGGAAATATTAAATACAAATGAACCTATTAATGGTTGGTATTTTAAAAAAATTAATAAAAATATTGATCAAAATATTGATAAAAAAAAATATATCATTTATGAATAGTATTAAAATAAAAAAAATAACAATTATCGATGATCCAGTGTTAAGATATTCAGTAAATGTACAGGATAATCATAATTATATATCAACTGGAAATTTATTATCAAAAAATTGTATAATTGTAGATGAAGCACAAAATGTTACAAATGACCAAATGGAAATGATTGTTACAAGAGTAGGGCTAAGATCTAAAATGGTCATATGTGGAGATGATGGGCAAGTAGATTTAAAAAATAGAAAAGATTCAGGTTTTAAATTTTTATATAAATGCTCTTCTAAGATTAAAAATTTAGAAGCAATTACTTTATTACAAAATCATAGAGATCCTATTGTAGATGATCTTATTGATGTTTATAATGAAGAATATGAAAAAAGAAATGGTAAAAATAAATAAAGAAATTATGTGGCTTAAATTTGGTTCAAAAGGAAATGATGTAAAAACATTACAAAAATTTTTAGGTATAAGTATCGATGGAATATTTGGTAAAAAAACAGAAAATCATGTAATGCATTGGCAAAGAGATCATATGTTAAAAGATGATGGAATTGTTGGTAATATTACATGGAAGTCTATGATGGTATCAGCAACAACAGATTTACAAGAAAATCAAAATCATAATTTTCTTATTCATAAATATCATTTATCTGATGATGAATATCTTAAAGCAAATATTAAACCTTTGTGGATTTTTATACATCATACCGCCGGTTGGGATAATCCATATACTACAATTAAAGATTGGGAAACTGATTCACGAGGTCCGGTTGGAGTTAAATATGTTATAGGTGGAAAATCTGTAAAGGGTGGTACACCAAAATATGATGGGGAAATTGTCGAAGCAATACCTGATGAAAACTGGGCTTGGCATTTAGGTATAGGTACTACTAATATGCATAAAAATTCAATAGGAATCGAATTATGTAATTTTGGTTATTTAGAACTTGGTGGATATCATAAGTATGATAATAAAACACGAAAGAAAATATGGATTCCTAAAGATTCTAATAAGTATTATACATATGTAGGTACTATTGTTGTTAAAAGTGAAGTTGTTGAATTAGATAAACCTTTTAAAGGATATAAGTATTGGCATCGATATTCAGATAATCAAATTAAATCACTCAAAGAATTATTATTATGGTTAATTGATCATTATAATATAGACATCTCATTCAGTTTACCTCAAATGATAGTACAACATGGCGATGAAGCATTCGATTTTAATAACGATGTACTTAAAGGGAGTGTTAAAGGCATCTTTTCTCATTCAAACGTGCGTCATGATAAGGTTGATATTTTTCCACAAAAGGAAATGAAAGATATGTTAATGAGTTTATAATGAATAAAATAATTAAATAATATGAAACTAATTAATGGTTTGATTATATAAAAATAAAATAAAAATTATAATTATGACAAATAATCAAGTTCCAGATGAATTAAATGCTTCGCAAGCTATTAATGTATTAATACAAGCTGTTAGAATTGGTCAATCTAAAGGGGCATTTACTATAGAAGATGCTGAATTGATTGGAAAGGCAATTAAATTATTTAATCCTCCAGCTGATGGGGATACTCAAACCGATCCTGCTATGAATGAAACTCCGGAAGCTCCATCATCTACTAAGCCAATAGTAAAAAAAACTGCTCTTAAACAAGTAAAGACACCTACTAAAAATAAGAAATAGAATTAATTTTTGATATTATGAATTAGGAGAGGATATATTAATATATTCTCTTTCCTATTTGTATGAATATATATATAAAATTAACTATAATGACAAAGAAGCTGATTAGAAAATTGAATTTACGTACAGTTACTTCATATGTTCCTAAAAATGCAAAGGTAAATATAAAAGTAAAACATATAAAAACAGCTAAACCTTCTACAGCTAAACCTTCTACAGAAAATGCAAAAATTAAAACTGTCATGTATAATAAAACTTCTATAAATTTACCTAGACGAAGAAGTAATAGAGTATTTATTATTGGTGGTGGTCCTAGTGTATCAAATTTTGATATAACTTCATTAGTAAATGAAGAAACTATTTGTATAAACAAATCAATTGACATTATACCTAATCCTACATATTTTATTACTATGGATTATAGTTTTTTTGGTAAAATTAATTCTAGTATAAAATCAATTACAAGTAAAGCAAAATATAGTTACTTTATTCTTAATCGTGAACATTCTTTTATAAAAATTGAAAAAGGTATAGTTAGAGATACTAGAATTAACATGGTTTATAGAAATATACATAATTTTACGAATGTTATAGAATCATTTAGAAGCTCAAATGATGGAAAATTTGGATTAGACGTTAAGCATTTTTCTCATGGGTCTAATAGTGGATTTTGTGCTATACAGCTTGCATTGTTATTAGGCTATGAAGAGATATATCTTGTTGGTTTTGATTTAACAACAGAAGGTCATAAAACTCATTATCATGATGCATATCAAGAACGTGAAGTACACTTTAAAAGGAAATTAGATAGTTATAAACAATCATTAGAAACTGCAATTAATCACCTAGATAAAAAGAACTCCCGAATTTTTACATTAACAGATTCTCCAGTTATAATTAAGATTGTGCCTAAGATAAATATTGCCGATTTAAGTAACACTAAACAAAGTATAATTAAATCTCAAAATAAACCTTCACAAATGTCTAAGTTAAATAATTTAATGATAGTTGCATATTATACATTAAATACTCCATATGAACAAGAAGCAAATAAATTAAAAACATCTTTAGATAAATTAGGTTTACATTATGATATTGTAGGCGTCCAGAATTTAGGTAATTGGCAAGCGAATACTCGATTTAAAGCTAAATTTATGGAGGATATGCTAGTAAAACATAAGAATAAAAATTTATTATATGTTGACGCTGATGCTATATTTCATAGTGTACCAGTATTATTTGAAAATTATGACTGTGATATTGGAGTTAGATGGCAAGACTTTAGATGGAGAAAAAATGAATGTCTAAGTGGTACGATTTATATGGCTAATAATCAAACGACATTAGACTTATGTAAAAAATGGCAGAACATTAATGTTAGGGAAGGTAATAAAGCTAAAACATTTGAACAATGGAATCTTGGTAAAGTTATTGAAGAAATGCGGAATAAAGGTAAATTAAAAGATAAAAATTTACCACCAGAGTATACATTTATTTTTGATAGTATGAAAAAAATGTATCCCAATATTAAACCAATTATTGAACATTTTCAAGCAAGTAGAAGGCTTCGCAATCAAGTGTAAATATAACTAAAATAAGGTATAAACGTGAAAGAAGCTATTAATTATAGAGTAACAATACTTATTCCAACATATAATAGGGCAAATTTAATTAATAGAACTATTGAAAATTGTTTTGAACAAACATTCAAAAAGTTTAAGATTATAATTTATGATGATGGGAGTACTGATGATACCGCTATTATTATTAAGAAATTACAAATTAAATATCCTAATAGAATTAAATACATTAAAGGTAAAATTAACAATGGAGTAGGATTTTCTAGAAATATATTGCTTAAAAATTTAACTACGGAATATGGAGTTTGGCTTGATAGTGATGATATCATGGATTCCAATAGGCTTTATAAATGTATAAAATATATGAATAGGCATAAAGATGTGTCAATTGTATATTCATATATTAGTAGATTTACTGAAATTGATGGAATTTTTACAACTAAAGGATCTGAAATAAAACTTGACACATCTAAATTTGATAAGACAGATTATAATAGTTTAAAATCTAATACAACTTGTGCAACCGCATTCTTTAGAAATACTATAAAGAATGTAGAAATAGAACTATTAAGATATGGTAGTGAAGATGTCCTATGGCTATGGAAAATTTTAAATATGAATATTAAAGTTGGACAGATATCAGAATCTTTATATTTTTATAGAGTTCATAATGATAGACTAGGTATAGAAAAACGAACAAAAACTGAGAAAAAAAGGTTAGAAGATATTATCATTTTTGAAAAAATAAATGAATATAGAAATGGATAAGATTTATGCTAGATGGTATAAGCATACTCCGAATTGGGGAGATGCTTTAAATAAAGTAATGATAGAAAAAATCTCAGGTAAAACTGCTACATGGATTAATACTAACGATGGTAACATTATTGAAAAATATATTGTGTTAGGCAGTATACTCCAATGGGCTGATGAACATACTATTATTTGGGGACCAGGATTTATTGCTGATGATAGAAGGTTATCAAAGAAGCCTAAAAAGATTTGCGCAGTTCGTGGGCCTTTAACTAGAGATATTATATTAAAACAGGGATATGATTGTCCTGAGGTTTATGGCGATCCTGCTTTACTTTATCCAAGATTTTATAATCCTAAAAATATTAAAAAGAAACATAAGATTGGAATAATTCCTCATTATATTGATGCCGATTGTGCATGGATCAACAGATTAAAGAAACATGATATTAAGATCATAAATATATTAGATCCTATTAATAAAGTGGTTGATGAAATTTTAGAATGCGAAAGAATAGCAACAAGTTCATTACATGGTATTATTGCTGCTGATGCGTATGGCATACCATCAACATGGATAAAATTATCAGATAAAGTATTAGGTGATGGTTTTAAATTTAGAGATTATTTTATGTCAGTAGGCAGAAAGGATAGAAATCCATTAGTCGTTAGTGAACATACATCATTAAAAAAGGTACATGCTCAGTTTTATGAATATACGATAGCTATTGATTTAGATAAATTATGGAAAGCATGTACCCTTTTAAAAAATAAGAATATGAAAAAACGACACAATTAATAAAATAAGAATAAATTTTTCACATCATTATACCCGACATATTTTAAAAGCTTTAAAAACTACAGGCGGAGATATTGAACATGATCCTAATATTCCACCTGAATTTATATATGTTAATGATGAGCTTGTTGGATACATTGCATGGTGGGATTCTCTTAAATTTACATCCGCAAATCTTAAAGCAATGGGGGAAAATGATTTTAAAATAATTTTTAAATTTCATTATAGTCCTAATGTTATGGATTATTCAATATATGGTAAATATGAAGATAGAATAGTTCCATGTGGATTATGGCGGACTTGGGAAACTGATGATCCTAATTATAAATGGGATAAGAATAATATAATGGAAAGACCAAGACCTATTGATGTTACTGCTCAAATGAGACATATTAATAATAATAAAAAATGGTACCCATGGTCGCATATTAGATTAAAACTTAAGAACCTTGCTAAAGCTATGAATGATAAGGGATTTAATACTTCATTTAAAATAATAGATAGAAAGGTTTATGAAAAAAAATTATTAGATACAAATACGGCATTCATCTGGAGTGCGACAGCATACTTAGGTTGGAAGATATGTGAATTTTTGGAACAAGGTGTCATAATGATAACTGAACCGCTAGGTAAAGATTATCCTTTATGTAATGGCGTTGTACTAGAGGATGATGTACATTGCGTATTTTGTAATGATCCTGACCAATTTGAAAATGTTGCTAAACAATTATTAGCAGACCCAAATAGAATAAAGAGAATAAGAAAAAATATTTTAGATCTTTGGGAAGATAAACTAACACAATCACATATTGGAAATTGGTATATGAATAAAATTATAGAAACTTATGAAGATCTTAAATTGGAGCCTGTTATAAATATTTCATGGTGGAATAAAAATGGTAAAAATTGGGGAGATGCCCTTAATCCTATTTTAGCTCGATATATATCCGGTAAACAAATTAATTGGATTAAGACAGGTGATTCTAGTGATGTATCACGATTTTATTGTATAGGAAGTATTTTACAATCAACTATGTCTAAGAATAGTGAAATATGGGGGACAGGATTAATGAGAGCTGAACATAAAATAAAAGTTAAACCTAAAAAGATACACGCAGTAAGAGGGCCTTTAACTAGAAAAAGTCTAATTGAACAAGGAATTGAATGTCCTGAAGTTTATGGAGATCCTGCCTTACTATATCCACGATTTTATAATCCTGATATAGAAAAACAATATAAGTGGGGAATCATACCACATTATATAGATCAGAAAGTACCATGGTTAGATAGATTCAAAAATATGGAAAATGTTAAAATTATAAACATATTAGATCCTATCAATAAAGTAGTAGATGAAGTAAAGAGTTGTGAATTAATCATATCAAGCACCCTTCATGGAATCATAATAGGTGATGCTTATGATATACCTTCTAAATGGATTTTACTTTCGAACAAAGTTGGTGGTGGTGGTTTTAAATTTAGAGATTATTTTGCATCTGTAAAAAGAACTGATGCCGAACCTATTATATGTAAACCTGATCTTAGATTAAAAGATATTGAACGCCAATTTGTTGATTATAAAATAGACATTGATTTAGATTTACTTTATAAGTCATGTCCATTTAAACGTAAATAAATTAATAATGATAATAGATGATTACTTAAATATAAATGTTAATATTGAAGCTGCTTTATCTTTAATTAAAGATAAAATAGTAAACAAAATTCCTTTTGCTTTCACGAGATATGGTGATGGGGAAATTCGTATATTAAATAATAGAGGTAATATAGAATTTAAACATAGAATAGCAAAAAGATATTCATACGCAAACGAAAATTGGTCTGCTGCTTATAAAGATGCTAGAAATATTTTAGTAGATACATTAAATCATTCAGATTTAATAGGTTTATTTGATAATAATGGTATACTTAAAGGTAAAATGAAAGTAAATAAACATGATTGGTCACTTAAGAAAACACATCTAAAAAGTTTAGGTATACATAATGTAGATAATTTTATGATTTGTGATCATCAATTACCTAGAGGAAAATCTTTAGGAAATATTTATCAATTTAAAAAGATTTTAAATGGTAATAGTCTTTGTATAATTTCCCCACATACAGATAAATTACAAAAAAATATTGGGACAATATTAGAAGCTGATGTAAGTTATATGAAGTGGCCTATGCCTTTAAATATTAAAAATAGAATTCATTTATTTAAAGAATTAGATAATATAAAATCTGATGTAGTTATTTTTGGAGTAAGCCAAGGTGGGAAGGATATTGGAACATATCTCAAAACTCATGGAAAGGTTTGCCTTGATTTTGGTGCAACATTAGATGGGTGGGCTGGCATCATTTCTAGGAAGTGGTTTAATTCCGATGGGGTTCAACATCATTGTGTAATAAAATAATTTAAAATATGTTTTTTATATTAGGAAATCCTAGATCAGGTACAACATTACTTAGAGTAATATTACATTCTCATGAGAACATAATTGTTCCACCTGAATGTGGATTTTTAACCTGGCTTTATAAAGATTATTATGATTGGACTAAAAATGATAGTAGATTATATTCATTTATAGATGATTTGAAAGCTGCTAAAAAAATGGAAACTTGGTCATATGACTATAATTTATTTAAAGAAAATGCTTTGTTGCTGAATCCTAAAAACTACGCTGAATTAGCAACAATTGTATACGAATCATACGCTGAACATTTAGGTAAAAATAAAGTTACATTAATTGGTGATAAGAATAATTATTATATAGATGAACCTGAAATATTATATGAAATTTATAACGATGCTAAGTTTATCCATTTAATTAGAGATGGTAGAGATGTTGCATGTTCATATAAAGAATTAAATTCAAGGAAAGTAGATGAAAATTATTACCCAAATCTTCCAAATGAAATAGCAGAAATTTCTAAAGATTGGAATAAAAATTTATCTACTATAAATAATTTTTTTACAAAGTCTGGTTGTAATTATATTGAAATAAGATATACTGATTTAATATGTGATACTGAAAATACATTAAATGATATATGTAAATTTCTTGATATTGATTATGATGTTAAAATGTTAAATTATACTGATGATAAAACAGAGCCATCAAATTTCGATAGTTGGAAAGGTAACATTAAGAAACCGATTTTTAACAATGTTGGTAGATTTAAAATGGAATTAACAAAGGATGAAATTTCATTATTTGAATCTTTTTCATTGCAATATTTACAACAATATAATTTTATAAAATAAAACAATAATAATGAACATTAACAACGAGATAAAAACCGATAATCAATTTAATTTTTCTGGTTTTTATAAGCAGATAGTTGAAGAAAATCCAAAATTTAAACGGTTTATAGAAATTGGGGTATATAAAGGGCATTCTATTACATACTTAGGACAACTTTTGCTCAATAGATCAGACGCTGAATTATACGCAGTTGATTTATGGGATGATAGTTATATTTGGAATGATGATTTTAGTAAATTACCAAATAATTATAAAAAATATAAACAAGAAATAAAACCTTATTTATTTGAGATTTATAAAGCACATTTAAAACTTAAAGGGTTGGATAAATTCATACAAACAATTAAAGGATTTTCCGATAAAGTTGCTGTATATTTTACTGATGAATATTTTGATTTTGTATTTATCGATGCTGATCATACTTATGATCAGGTAAAAAAGGATATACTTGCATGGTTACCAAAAGTTAAATCTGGTGGGATTATTGCAGGTCATGATTATGGAAATAAAGGAACTGGCGTTAAACGCGCGGTAGATGAAATATTTACAAAAACTGAACATTTTAAAAATGTATGGTATAAAAAAATAAAATAAATATGGCTAACGGAATTTATAAAATAACAGAAGACTTTGAAAAGGCAATAGGTAAGTATACAGGTGCTCCTTATGTCGTAAGTGTAGATAATGCATCTAATGCAATTTTTTTATCTTTAATGTATGAAAATATTACCGGTAAAGAAATTACAATACCTGCTAGAACATACCCATCAGTACCATGTGAAATTATTCATGCAGGTGGGACTGTTAAATTTGATGAATTAAAAGAAACTCATATAACTGGAGCATATCAAATAAAACCAACAAAGGTATGGGATTCGGCACTAAGATTTACTACGAATATGTATATTCATGATACTCATATGTGTCTTTCATTTACAGGTCCGTATAAACATTTTAAATTATCTAAAGGTGGTGCAATATTAACAGATTCATTAGATGCATATAATTGGTTTAAACGAGCAAGATATAGTGGCAGAAAAGAATGTTCATATCATGATGATGATTTTGATATGTTGGGTTGGAATTTTTATATGATGCCGGAATTAGCAGCTAGAGGATTATTACTTATGAATCAATTTTATAATAGTGATGGTTCTCCAAAACATAATGAAGATTTGACTTTAAAATATCCTGATTTATCAAAATTTAAAATATATAGTACTTAAAATTAACATTAAACAAATTAAATAATTTAAGTATAAATATAAATAAGAAATTATATGAATCAACAAAATATTGATTTAACTAAAACAACCGCAGTAACATGCGAAGAATGTGGGTCTGTTAAATTCAGACCATTTTTCTTTATAAGAAAATTAAGTAGGTTTGTATCTCCTGATGGAAAAGATACAGTTATTCCTATAGATTCATTAGAATGTGCAAAATGTGGACATGTCAATAAAGAGTTCACACCTAACATTCCAGATATCTATGGCACATATGAATCTGGACAAAAGGTAGTTAAAGAAGAACCAAAAACTGAAAGTAAAATTACATTAGAAAACAAATAAATTTATAAAAAATGGTTAAAGTAGAAAAGAAAGAAATAGAAGCACCTAAAGTGGTGTATAAAAAAAGCGAAGTATTAAAGGAACATAAAGAAGTTTCTGAAGCTAATGATAAACTCATTAAAGTTTCACAAGAAACTGAATATGAAATTACTTTAAAGAACAAAAAGATTTTTGATAGACTTATTAAGTTTTTAGAAAAGGATGCTCCATGGGGACATACCACAGCAACAGGTTTGATTATGTTATTTAATAACATGGCAGAACAGAGAAAAGTAACTCAAGATAAAGATTGGAATGGAATTTTAAAACTTCGTTCTGCAAGTATTTCAATACTTTGGACAATGATTACTAAAATGACAGGTGCAGGATTTTATGAAGCAAGAACATTTGTAGAATTAATGGCTATTTGTGGTGAAAGTTTATCAAAAGCAGTTCAAACTGTAAGTGAAAGTCATACTGCTATCAGAGAATTACATCAAAGACTTGCTACGTTGGATGATTTAATTGATAATCCTGATACAATCAATGATGTCGAAGAAACTGAAGAAACTACTAAATCTTTAGCTGAAGAAGTTGATCCTATAGTAGAAGCATAATAAAAATAATAATTTGAACTTAGAGGGACTATTTTGTAGTCTCTTTTTTGTTGCTAAATATTTATTGAATAAATAATAAAAATATAAACTATTTTAAATTATGAAAAATCTTAAATCATTTCCTGACTTTATTAATGAGTCTAAAAAGGTACAATCTACGAAAGTAGAATACAAAGGTAAAACTTATTATGTTGATGATTCTGATCCGAATGATACTAAATATTTTGCATTTGAAGATCCTGAGTTAACTAAAAATGCTAAAACAAGTAAAGGGACTTTAATGTTTAAAAAGAAAGACATTGAAGAATTTCTTAAAGAAGGCACATGGGCTTTCGATAAAAAAGTAATTAAATCATTTATTGATGAACTTGAAAATTTAGAAGTTCCCCATGACATCAATGATTCTATGTATGATGAATACTTTAATAAAGTTGGAGATGATGAATTATTTGATTATTTAGATACAGCAAAAGAAGGCGGAGCTAATTGGAAAAAACAAGTTAAGTTAGCAATTAAAAGATTAAAAGAATTACAGAATATTAAAGAAGACAACGAAAGTGAACTTGGGATGGGAATTAAAACTGAAGCAGAACATTCTAATATTTATGATGAATTGGAAGAATTTGTAGAAGAATTAAATATGCAAGATGATATAGGCGGCGAAATTATGTTGCCGTGGACAAAAGAAGAATTTTATCAAAAAATAGCAGAAGCTCATATTAAAGAAATTCCAGATTATTATACACGACTACACAAAATGGAAAACGAATAACTAAAACTTCATATTAATTTTTAAACCGATTTATTGTAAAATAAGTCGGTTTTTGCTTTCAATTATATCCTACTTATATTATTATTAAAATATAAACAAAATTAAATTTATGGGAGAGATTTATTCAAATGAAAATTCAGGTAAAGCTGAACCTACAACAAAGTCTTTAACAGTATTAGACTCTTATGGAGTTAATATTTCAAAATTAGCACAGGAAAAGAAATTAGATCCTGTATTTGGAAGGGATGAGGAGATATTACAAATAATTCAAATTCTTGGTAGACGTAAAAAGAATAATCCAGTATTAGTAGGTGAACCTGGTGTAGGTAAATGTGTTACTGGAAAAGCGGAAATTCAAATCAGAAACAAAGAAACTGGTGAAGTTGAAATTATAAATATTCACGAATTTATTAAAAAAATTAATTTGTGATTTCCCCACACCAGCTTCCATTAATAGTTACTTTCTTTAATATATAAAATAAAAGGTTATGGTTATAACTAGACGAAAGGGAAAGGAACAAACGAAAATTAGTATTGAAAGTAGAAAAGACCTATTATCATATATTAATACTTATTTTAAACTTAAATATCCATGGGTTGGTTTTAGAAATGAAATTCTATTTTATATTGATAATTTTATAAAAAGCGATATTGAGATATCTCATAAAAAATTTTATATTAATTATTTTAATAATTTTAAAGGTGATCATATGTCCAGTTATCAAATTGGTTTTTGGACTGACCGTGGGTATACTATTAATAATGCAAAGGAATTAATTAAAAAAGAACAATCAAAAAATGGATTAAAGTTTTCTAAAAAAATAAAAGAAAATCCTAAAAAGTATAATTCTAGAACCTCAACACAATTAGGATATTGGTTAAAAAAAGGTTATTCAAATGAAGAAGCAAAAGAAAATGTTAAAAAAAGACAAATTACATTTAGTTTAGAAATATGTATTAAAAAATACGGTAAAGAAAAAGGTACTGAAATTTTTAATGAAAGACAAAGAAAGTGGTTAGAAAGTAGAAAAACTTCCTTTAAAGGAAACTTATGGTTATAATTGGATTGACGAGCATGTAAAGATATTAGAATTATCAAATAATACCACAATAAAATATATTGAAAGTATAAAGAAATTATCAAATGCTTATAAGAAAAATAATATAAAAGAATTTATAGAAAATCTTTCATTTGACGAGGTTTTATATTTTAACAAAAATAAAAGATTTTGTAATTTTTTAAAATTAAGACCAATAAGCATTTGGTGTTCAAAGAATGGAATTAAATTAAAAAGAAATAAATACGGAAATCAATATTGGTTTAAGGATTATTACTTAAAATCAAATGGAGAATTTAAAATTGCTAGATTTTTGGATAAAACTAATATTAAGTTTTTATCTAATAAATGTTATCCTAAAAGTAGAATGTGTTATGATTTTTATTTAATTGATTATGATATTTTTATAGAATTAACTGGAATGGGAGAGGATAATTATTTTAAAAAAAGAAACATATTAAAAACTACTAACTATAAAATTTTATGGGTTAATAATTTAAATGAATTAAAAAATTTTATCAATGAAGAAAATTATAAAAACTGATAATGTATCAAACTATGAAATATTAACTGATACTGGATGGTCTGATATTAAAAATGTACATACTACAATTGAATATGAGATTTATATTATAAAGACACATAATAGTCTTTTTTTAGAATGTGCTGATAACCATATTTTATTTAATAGTAAGATGGATGAAGTATTTGTACAAAATCTTAAAATCGGTGATATTATTCAAACTATAGATGGAAAAAGTTCTATCGTCTCTATTTTTAAGACAGGTGAATTTGAAGAAATGTATGATTTAGAATTAGATGATTTAAATCATAGATACTTCACAAATGGCATATTATCACATAATACTGCAGTGATACACGGATTAGCCGTTAAAATTATTGAAGGCAATGTTCCAGCAGTATTACAAAACAAATTAATTTATACATTAGAATTAAGTACTCTTATAATTGGTACTAAATATCGTGGCGAATTTGAAGAAAGAATGAATGGCATTATAGATGAGCTAAAAGAAAATCCTAATGTAATTATTTTCATTGATGAATTACATACTTTAGTTGGAGCCGGTGGAGCTGCTGGATCAATGGATGCTGCTAATATAATTAAGCCTGCTCTTTCGCGTGGAGAAATTCGTTGTATAGGAGCAACTACATTTGATGAATATAGAACTGTCATAGAAAAAGATGGAGCTTTAGATAGGAGATTTCAAAAGGTTGTAATTAATCAACCATCATTAGATGATACCGTTAAAATATGCACAAGTCTTAAATCATATTATGAAGATTTTCATAGTGTAACATATTCTGATGAAATTATTGAACTTATTGTAAGGTTAGCTGATCGTTATATAACAAATAGATTTTTTCCTGACAAAGCAATTGATATTATTGATGAGGTTGGCTCTTATAAACATTTAGTATTTGATAAGCCCCCAAAGAAACTTTCAACATTAAAAACTAAGTTACGTAAAGCTGATGTTTTAAAAATAAATGCAGCCGACTCTCAAGATTTTGAAACAGCCGCAACACAAAGAGATATTTGTATAAATCTTAAACAAAAAATTCAAGTAGAATATGATATATGGAAATCTAATATTTTTAAAAATAAATTAGAAGTTACTGAAGATGATATTTTAAAACTAGTTTCAAAATCTTCAGGTATTCCTATCGAAAAAATTAGTGATAAAACAAATAAAATTTTATTAAGTCTTAATGATCATTTATCTTCAAAAATAATTGGCCAGGATGAGGCTATTGATAAAATATCTTTGGCAATCCAACGCAATAGAGTTGGAATCAGAAGAAAGAATAGAACCGTTGGAAATTTTATTTTTTTAGGCCCAACTGGCGTTGGCAAAAGCGCGCTAGCAAAAGTTATCGGAGATCATATGTTTAGTGATAGCGAAAATCTGATACGTGTTGATATGAGTGAATACATGGAACGTCATTCAGTATCAAAATTAATCGGAGCTCCTCCAGGATATGTTGGTTATGAAGAAGGTGGCATATTGACGGAACAGGTGAAAAGAAAACCTCGTTCTGTTATATTATTCGATGAAATAGAAAAGGCTCATCCAGACATCTTTAATGTATTGTTACAAGTATTAGATGATGGTCAACTTACAGATTCATTAGGACGTACAATTGATTTTAGAAATTGCTTAATAATTCTTACATCAAATACAGGAGCAGTAACAGTTAAAGATTTTGGTAAAGGCGTTGGCTTTAGTATTGGCAATCCTGAATTAGAAAGAGCAGAAAAAGAAAGATCACTTTATATGAAATCTTTGAGTAAGAAATTTCCACCAGAGTTTTTAAATAGAATTGATGATATCGTGGTATTTAATAAATTGAATAAAGATCATGTTATGAAAATTCTTGATATTGAATGTAAAGAATTGGCAAAAAATCTTTTGGAAATTGGTGATTATAAACTTAAAGTTTCTAAAACTGCTAAGGAATTAATTCTAAATGAAGGATATGATGAAGCTTACGGTGCGAGACCATTAAAAAGAACTTTAGAAAGAATGGTTGAAAATCTAATCGCAGAGTACATATTACATGGAAAATTTGAGAAAGGCGATACAATTAAAATAGGTGCTGCTAATGGATTAATTAAAGCAGATAAAGGATAAACTATTTTAAAAAATTACATATAAAAATAAATAAGAGTTTATGGAATTAGCATTAACATATGATGACATTCAAATAGTACCTACATATTCTGAAATTGAAAGTCGTTCAGAATGTTTATTAGGTACAAGATTTACGAAAAATCATTATTTAGCAAAGCCGTATGTATCTGCTCCTATGGACACAGTTACTGAATTGCACATGGCAATAAGAATGATGGAACTAGGTGGAGTTGGATGTTTACATCGATTTATGCATCCTGATAAACAAGCACATTATATTAAAGAATTAATAAAACATTCACGACATAAAGGATATGCCACACCTATATGTGGAACAATTGGCGTTAAATTCTATCATCAAAATGTTAAAACTTTAATTGATGCAGGTGCGAATGTAATTTTAATTGATGTAGCTAATGGAAATACATTAACGACGAAAAACATCATTACATGGATTAAAGAAACTTATCCTAAAGTAGATGTTATAGCCGGTAATATTGCAACAGCAGAAGGTGCAAAGAATTTATGTGAATGGGGAGCAGATGCTCTTCGAACCGGCATTGGAAATGGGTGTTTTACACCTAATATGGAAGTAAAAACTGAAAATGGGTTTATAAAAATAAAAGATATTAAAATAGGAGATTTCGTGTATACACATACTGGGGAATTAAAACCTGTATATAATAAATTTAAGTATGATGATCATAATGAAATTTTTAATATTAATGGTATAGAGTCAACATCAGATCATAAATTTTATGTAATTCATAAAAGTAAAGCAGATTTAGTAACTGATGAAAATTTTCATGAATATGCTGAATGGGTGTCGGCAAATAAATTAACAAAAGACTATTTATTAATAGAATTATAATAAGTGCATTAATATATATTATATAGAGATAGGCATTGCCTCTTTTTGAAAAAAAGTATATTATGATAAACGAAATTTATATAAATAATAATCTAGTTAAAACAGAATTACCTAAGTCTCAGTTTAACCATGGATATGTAATTAGGTGTATTGAATGTGATCAATTAATTGATAGGCGTACATTTACTAATACAATTTTAAGTAAAAAGTATATATGTAAAAAGTGTGTATTAACTAATCATAATCCAATGAAAAATAAAAATGTACATGATGTTTGGATTGAGAAATATGGTAAAAAAAATGCAGATAAAAAATGGGATAAAAAATGTAAAAATCAGTCTGATAAAATGAAAGGTGATAAAAATTCTTTTTTTGGAAAAACTCATACTGATATTACAATTAAAAAAATAGCTGAGACTACTGAAAAAAACTGGAATGCATTAGATGAAGGCGCTAGAAATAAAATACGAAAACAAAGATCGGTATCAGCTAAAAAAGTACAAGCCGATCTATTAAAAAAAGATCCTATTGAATATAAAAGACTTAGATCAAAAGCAGCTAATATATCTAATAGAAAACAATTACAGAATGCTAAAATGAATAAAATTGAAACTATTGTGTATAACTATTTAAAAAATGAATTAAATGTTAATGTAAAATTTTCAATAATATTAGCATCTTATCAATATGATTTTGGAATAAAAGATGAACGAGTATTAATTGAAGTTGATGGAGATTATTGGCACGGTAATCCTAAATTTTATAATTTAGATGGTAGTAATGGCAAACGTAAATTAAATAATCATCAAATTAAAAAAATTAAAAATGATGAAGAAAAAACTAATTGGGCTAAGAGTCGAGGATTTAAACTAGTTAGAATATGGGAATGTGATATCAATAATAATGCATTTAAAAAAATATTAAATAACGAATTAACTATATGAAATTAACAGAAATTCATACCATAGAAAAATTATCATATAATGGCGATGTATATGATTTAGCAGTTGAAGATAATTTTACATATAATATTAACGGTATTGTTGTTCATAATAGTCTTTGTGAAACCAGGATAAGAACAGGTATAGGTGTTCCTCAAGTTACTGCACTTCGTGACGTGATTAATGTTGCAAAAGAATATAATGTTCCTGTTATTGCTGATGGCGGTATACGATTAATTGGAGATGTTTCTAAAGCACTTGCATTAGGAGCAGACACCGTAATGTTAGGATCAATTTTAGCAGGCACTAAAGAATCTCCAGGTTCTATTTCTAAAGTAGGATCATGGCCTAATGAAAAATTATTTAAAAAATATCGAGGCTCTGCTTCGTTAGACATAAAGAAAGATACACATCAAGATGAAAAAAATGTAGAAGGGAATTCAACAATGATTCCTTATAAAGGAAAAATCGCAAGATTATTCTCAGACATTAATGATGGTGTTCGTTCTGCAATGTCTTATGTTAATGCGACAACTTTAACAGAATTCAGAAGGAATTCAAAATTTGTTAGAATAACACAAAGCGGTATAATCGAAGCAAAACCACATTTATTATGAAAAAATTTACGTTAGAAGATGTTGAAATGTTCTGTCGAGTTAATGGATATTACTTAGGTGAGTATTGGTTTCCGCATAGAGATAAAAATAAAAAGAAAGATGAATAACTTAGATAAACAATACCTAGAATTATTGCAAGATATTCTAGAAAATGGTGTCAAAAAATCTAACAGAACTGGCGTTGATACGCTATCGGTTTTTGGCAGAGTAATTAGGCATGATATGTCAGAAGGGTTTCCTATTCTAACCACAAAGAAGGTATTTTTTAAGCAAATCGTTACAGAACTTTTATGGTTCTTGTGCGGAGAAACAAACATACAATCTTTAGTTAAAGATGGTAATAACATTTGGGTGGGCGACGCTTATAAATTTTATCAAAAAGAACGACCTAAATGGAAAGTTGGTATAATTGAAGCTTTACCTGAATTATCAAAGGAAGAGTTCATTGAAAAAATTAAAACTGATAATGAATTTGCTAAAAAGTGGGGAGAGATGGGACCGATATATGGTAAGCAATGGAGAAATTGGGAATCTATAAAAACTAAAATATTTACCGATGAGGATAAATTATATGAAAGTGTATCAGATGTAACAACAATCGATCAAATACAAAATTTAATTGATAAATTAAAATCAAATCCAGACGATCGTAGAATGATGGTAAGTGCCTGGAACATAGCTGATATTTCTGCTATGAAGCTCCCACCGTGCCATTATGGATTCCAAATTTATACAAGGGAGTTGGCATTAGAGGAAAAAATAGCCTGGGTTATGAAAAATATAGAACTTCCTTTAGAGAACTTAGCCATAACAGAGGAAGCCTTCAAATTAAGTACACCGCAACGAGCTATTTCACTTATGTATAATGCTAGAAGTCAAGACTTGCCATTAGGAACTCCATTTAATATAAGTTCATATGCATTACTGTTAATAATTTTAGGAAAGCTAACAAATATGGTGCCTGATGAACTAATATCTATTATGGGCGATACACATATTTATGAAAACCAAATAGAAGGTATTAAATAACAAATAGGGCGTAAGTATACTTCATATGAAAGGGAAGATCTTTACGCTAAAAGAGAAGGATTATCTGAAATGGAACGATTTGAAATGAATCCTAATGCTTATGATGAAGATGTACACGAAGTTATGGATAAAGAAAATATTCCTAGATCTGATCGTGAACCTTTTGAATTACCAAAATTAGTATGTAAAGATGAGTATTGGTATCTAAAGGATCATGATATATCATTTTCAGATAAGATAAAAGAATTTAAGTCGGAATGGTTTAGATTAAAAAATTATCAATCTCATGCTAAAATTAAAATGCCATTAAATAATTAATATGAAATATCAAATACCAGTTTTAGGAATACCTATAGTGAATGGATATAAATGGATAGAAAGATTAATAAATTCTATAGATTTTCCAATAAAACATGTAATTATTATAGATAATAGTGGTGGAAAAGATAAAACTTTTGTAAAAAACTTAGATTTATTGGTTGAAAATGGTTCAAGTTTTGTTGAAAGTATGAAAGTTTGTCATTTACCATCAAATATTGGAGTAGCCGGAGCATGGAATCTTATTATTAAGAGTTATTTAATGGAATCATCTTGGATTATTGCTAATCATGACATTGCATTTGCACCAGGATTACTTGAAGAAATATTTGAAACTGCGAAAGATTCTGAAATTGGAATGATACACCCAAGTGGTGGTGATTTTAATTTAGGATCATATGATTTATTTATGATTAAAGATTGGGTAGTACAAAAAATTGGATTGTTCGATGAAAATTATTACCCAGCTTATGGTGAAGATGCAGATTATATTATGAGATTAAGAAATGATCCAGTTAAATCTAAAATAGGATTATCAAAAATACATTTACATGGTGATGATACTGCAAAGCCTGGAACTGAGAATTATAAGAAGGAAGGCAGACAAACTGCAAAGGAAGGTGGTAAAGTTTTAAGTATGAGATTGGATTGCATTAATGATATTAATTTTGAATACTCATTTAAAAAATGGGGAGAAGGTTGGAGATGGTGTAGCCCATATAAAACTCCAATGAATAATTCTGAATTACCTTTATCATATACTACATATGATTTAAGTTTTGTTAGAATGAAGTATTTAGATTTTTAAAATAAATAAATAATAATATGAAAGTTTTATTTTTAGATAACGATGGCGTTATATGTTTAGACAAAAATTGGGGAAGCAGATTCCAAAAACAAAAAGTTTTTTATAAAGGCAAAGATAGACCTCCAATGAATAAGGTTGATATCTCAGTTAGATTTGATGAATTTGATGAAAGAGCTATTAAAGTTCTTAATGAAATATTAAAAGAAACCGATGCAGAAATAGTAGTTAGTTCTGATTGGAGAAGACATGCAACCTTAGATGAGTTAGGCGATTTTTATGAAGCCCAAGGTATGATTAAAAGACCTATAGGAATTACAGAATTTTTTCATTATACTAATTGGATTAATGAAGGATTTATCTCTACTACCTTTCCATTTAGCCGCTATGATCAATTGGAACAAAAGAGATATTTTGAAATACTAAGATGGTTAAAGAATAATCCAGACGTAACAAATTGGGTTGCAATTGATGATTTGAATATGGGACTTAGTGAAAATCCTGCATCAACTAGTTGGGGCTTAACAAATTTTGTTTTGACTAACCCACTTGATGGAATAGGTTTAACAAAAAAAGAAGAAATATTAAAATTTTTAAAATGAAACTATTAAACAATATATGGCTGTGGCTTAAATGGGATGCTAAATATCTTCATAGAGATATTTATGTAGGTATTAAAAATTTAATTTATTGGTTTCCTGTTATTTGGATGGATAGAAATTGGGATGAGAGTTATATTTTTGAAGTACTTGAACATAAAATAGCAGCACAGTCAAAATATATTAATGATCGTCGATATCATATGCGATCAGAAAGAGATGCTGAAATTATGATGACTTGTGTTAAATTATCAGCAAAAGTTAGAGAAGAATTTTATGCGATAGAATACTCTGAGTATCATGAAACTGATTTTTATTTTGTTCCATGTAAAGATATACCAGATCATTCTGAATTAAAGACTGATACGAAAAGTGAACATTTTGATGATTACTTTAAAAAATATCCATTAATTTATAAACGTGTTATAAATGGAGAAGGTATATTTAATCTTAATGGAAGAGAAAATGACAAAGAAGTCATTGCATTAAACATGGCTCATATTAATCATAATAGAGCAAGGAAGATACTTTTTACAATGTTAGAAAGAAATATCGAACGTTGGTGGGATTAATGATTAAAAACTTTCAGTTCTTACTAAAATTGATTATATTTATACTGTAATTAAATACTTTTTATGAAAAATGATTTTAAATTTATAAATAAAGATTCTTATAATAATTTTTATGAAGGTGTTAAAAAATATTCTACTAAATATATCTTAACTGATGCTAAAATTCTTGCTTTAATTGATCATACAAATCCAGAAGGTGATCGCTTATATGAAATGGCTGAAGCTTTTTTACATTTATTTAAAAATAGAGAAGAATTTGAAGTATGCCAAAAAATAATATCTAACTGGCCTAAACTAAAATAACATTTACTTAAATTAATAAATATATGAATAAATTTACATTTACATCCGGTGACAAAAGAAGATTAACTGCAATCGCAAATGAATTCGGATTAATCGAAGCAACAACAAAAGGTCAAAAAAAGAATGGAACAATTTCTTATGTTGATCCTATCACAGTATCAGTTTATACATTATATGAGAGTGGTTATATCAGACGTGCTAATCATGGGGCAAGAGCTTCCGGTATATTTTATCAATTAAACCCGAAACATGAAAATGGTGATCATGTTACAAGAGTAATGTTAAACCCATTGGAACAAATTGGACAACTTGTATCAAGTATAATTGCATGTAGAAAAACTAAATCAGTAAAACCATAAGTTATGAAAATTAAATCTCATAAACATAAAGATAAACGTACTATCCGAAAATTTTTATGGCTACCAAAATACCACAGAGATGGTTATATACTATGGTTAGAATATGTTGAATTAAATCAAGTGTATCTTAATGGTAAAGATGGTCGAGGTTGGTATACATATACTGAATAATTATGACAAAACAATATAAATATCAAATTAAAGATTTGCGCCCACCTGCGTTTGCTACATTAGGTGGACAAAAATATCTTTTTCCTGGATGGATTCCAGTAGATGATAATATTACTTTTGATGATGTTGAACATATAAATCCTTTACAACATCTTAAAAAAGAAAATTTCGAAGTGACCGGTTCTACGGGTAATAAATATATTGTAACTAAACATGGTGATACATTTAACTGTGACTGTCCTGCTGGTAAATTTAGAGGAACATGTAAACACATTAAAAGTATTAAGGAAAAACACTTTTAGATTTTGTTAGATGAAAAGACATTAGTAAACTTCTGTAACAATAAACGAATCCTCGTTGTTGGAAATGCACAAACATTAATTAGAAAAGATAATAGTAAATTTATAGATTCTTTTGATGTTGTTATTCGTATTAATCATGCAGTACCTTCGAACTTAATAGGTAAAAAAACTGATATTTGGATTTGTAATTACAATACTGTAGATCGACAATATCCAGAATATAAAAGATTTTTACCTAAGTTTGTTATGAAGATGAATGAAAACACTTATATTGATCCTAAACTAAAATCCAATTTATATGTATGGCCTGTTGGTGAATTTAAAAAATTTAGATCATTATTAAGTCTGAATAAACCTAGTACTGGCTTGAGTATACTATTTTGGTTAACAACTAAAGTTAATGCGAATATTAGCATAATTGGATTCGATTCGTTTAAAACTAAAACTTTTTATTATCATAAAGATATTCATCAGAAATATCATAATGGAAACAAAGAAAGGGACTGGATAAATAAATTAATTAATAGCAAACAAATAATAAAATACCAATGAAAACTTATAATGAATATTTAAATGAAGGGGTACTCCAAAACATAAAGGATTCTGATTTTAATGGAGGAGATCCTGAAAGTATTCAGGTTCATAATCAAGGTGTTGGTGGAGTTCAAAGTTTACAAGGAATGAGAAAACGAATAGTTCAACTTTTAGAGCAAATGTTGAAATCTGCAAAATCAGCAGAAAAAAATCATTCATTAGCTCATTATAATATTCAACAGGTTTTAAATTTAGCAAATCCTAAAAGTACAGGCGGAGTACTTTTAAAATATTTAGAGAACCATCAAAAAGCTGTCGAAGAACTTGAACAATTACGAAAGAAAGGTGGTAAAGGTGCTGGAAAAACCGTGCCAAAAAATTTAACTTAAACAATGGGAATATCAAATTTTGAAGATTTTATAAATGAAGCTCGTTCTATTACAAAAATCGATAAAGACATAATGCAAACTGTCGATTGAATGGCAGAACTTGTGACAAACTGGAAAGCTGCTAAACAATCCGGTGATAAAACAGCAGAAGCTAATTTCGTTAAAAAACTTAAAATTCTAACAGATAAGAAAATAGCTCTTAATAAAGAATTAGATATATCAATAGGATTAAAAGATGTGCATGTAGAATTTGTCGGTGAAGACTTTATCAATGAAGATTGGGGTTCATCTGATCAACATTCAATGAATATGTATATTCATGATTTATTAAAGAAACCTAAAACTATGCCATCACCAATTGATGATAATTTAAAAAGTGCAGCAGAAGATGCTGTTGATTATTATTGGGAAGATTGGCCAGAATACAAAAAAGAGAGGAATACTTTAATTTTAAATGCAATTAGACTATATTTACAAAAAATGTTTACAAAGGAATTTAATAGATTTGCAGACTTTTTTAAATAAGATTAACTGATACATTACAATATCATGGGGCTAATAAGCCCCTTTTTTATGAAAAAAGTTAGTGTTTTATTTTTTATTCCCAATAAAATTGATTATATTTAATTATAAATTAAAAACAGAAACTATGGAATATAAGTTCGTAAGGCTAAAATGTAATCATTATAACATGGAATATCCATGGATTCTTGAATGCAAAGATATTGAAACACTTATAGAACATACTGAAAAGTACATGAACACTGAGATTGAAAGAGGTGTAAAGGATTGGTTTAAATCACAAAAAGGGCATTTAACAACTAATTATGCTAGTGCAGTAGAAAAAATGATGATATTCACGGGTAATAATTTTATTAAAGAAAGCACTATAATGGAAAATAAAATATTCCAAGGTAAACTTAAAATGTTACTGAAATTTGGGACTTTATATCTAAGAGAAAACGGTTCTTATATGGTTCATTCTGATTCTCTAATTATAATTGATAAAAAAGTTATGGATGAAATGGTTTGGCCAGAATATACAGTAGATGATATCAAAATTTCAAAATGGGATGGGGGTTCACATTACTATGCTAAAATTGGTAGAATGGATGTTACTGATGCTGATGGTAATGTAAAGTGGAATACACACAAAGAAGCGAAAAGACATGCTCTTGTATTTTTTGAAAACCTTATAAATTAAATAAAATGAGAAGCGAAATTTGTGAAAGAATATTAAAATCAATACCTTTAGAAACAAGACTTAAAGTAGGTAATGAAATGGCATTTATTAACTTAATTGTTGAATTAGGTTATAGAGAAGATAGAATGTGGTCTGATGAGGAAGATGAATTACTTACTAAATTAATGGATCTTGCTAAACAACATACTGATGATACGTTAAAGGAGATTGAAAGTTGGAAAGAGGATGGATGTCCTGAGTAAAATAAATTGAAAATGGAAACTATGAAAAGAAAAGTTATTAAAATATTTGAAACTCAAAGTGATCTTATATTGGCTAGGGCACAATTTTTATATGGCATAAATGTTCAATATGAAGATATCAGCAAGCTCGAAGAATTCATTAATAAGTTAGTGGGTAGTTATGGATATCATTATACAAAGAATGACAATCCAACATCTGGTACTGAAGAATTTGATTATATTAATCAGCATGGTGGACTTAAGATTGGAGATTATATTGAACCGCCGTTTTACACGTTAAAATAAATTAAAAATAATTAGCGAAATATTTTTTATTCCCAATAAAATTGATTATATTTAATTATAATTAAAAAAGGAGATACAAAATGGGAGGGAACGCTTTAAAAAACACAATAACTCGGAGATACGATAAGGATGAATATTTTAAGTTAAGAGATGAAATCTTAGAAAAACTTAAAACAATCAATCTAACTGGTCGTGATCTTAGAGCTTTTAGAAAAAAAGAAACTTTCGGTGATATGGATGTTCTTATTTTAAACGATGGAACTATTAAAGATATCAGAGAAAGAATCGAAAAAACATTCAAACCGAATGAAATGTTTTTTAATGGCAATGTATGGTCATTTGATTACAAAGAACTTCAAATTGATTTTATCTTAACTCCAACCAGAAACTGGGAGAGTGCGTATAATTTCTTTTCATGGAATGACCTCGGAAATGTTATGGGAAAAATTTGCCACAAGTTTAATTGTAAATACGGATTTGAAGGTCTTAATTTCAAATACAGAACTGAAGATCAAAGACATCTTGGAGATATTAATCTAACAAGAGATACTGAAAAAATCTTTGATTTTTTTAGGTTTTGATTACGAAAGATGGCTAGAAGGTTTTGATACAATGGAAGAAATTTTTGAATATGTTATCGGTTCAAAATATTTTTCAATGGAAATCTTCGCATTTGAAAATCTTAATCATATCGATAAGAAACGAAACAAGAAAAGAAAAATGTACAATGAATTTCTTGAGTATGTTAATAACAAAGAAAATCTTACAACATACAAGTTTCATAAAGATAAGACAATGTACCATGAAAAAATTGAAACTGCATTTCCAGGATTCCTTACTAAACTCGAAGAATTCAGAGAAAAAGAAAGAATCCGTAAAGAAGTTTCTGATAAATTCAACGGTAGACTTGTAATGGAAAAGTATGGCTATGAAGGTAAAAGACTTGGTGAAGTTCTAGGAAACTTTAAATCATTATTTTCAAACTTTTCAATCTATGTTTTAAATACTAATGAATCAGAAATTTGGAAAGATTTTGAAAAGTTTTTGGATGAAACAAATGCGTAAAATGTTATAAAATAATAAATTAAATACATTAATGTCAAAATTGAAAATAACTTTTATTTCCGATACACATACTAAACATAATGAATTAGATCTCCCTAGTGGGGATCTTTTAATTCATGCAGGAGATTTCATGAACTCCGGTTATAAAGAAGGTAATATTCATGCGTTCGGTAAATGGTTTAGTAAGCAGGATTATGAACATCTTGTTTGTATTGCAGGTAATCATGACAGATATTTTGAAAATCACAATCATCATGCTAGACGCATCATTAATTCTTATAAAGGTATTACTTATTTACAAGATAATGAAATGATAATCAAAAGTGATGATGATACACGAGATATTAAATTGTACGGAAGTCCTTGGCAACCAGAATTTATGGACTGGGCTTTTAACTTACCGCATAATGGAACCTATCTTAAAGCAGCATGGGATAAAATTCCTGAAGATGTTGATATTTTAATCACTCACGGACCTCCTAGAGATCATCTTGATAAAAGTGGACCTCCTTGGACACAAGCTAGATTAGGTTGTGAATTATTAAGAGCAAGGGTTGATAAGATTAAACCAATGATACATGTCTTTGGACATATTCATGGTAGTTACGGATATAAGTTTCATAATGGTACACATTTCATTAATGCATCAATATTAAATGAACAATATCAATATGTAAATACTCCACTTACGATTAAATGGGATCCTGTAACAAATGGAATAGAATTTATACTAGATTAATATGAAATGTTTTGCATGTAACCAACAAATAGAAAATGAACTACATATCATTCATGTTGGAGATGGAGATTTTGTATGTAATAAAGTATGTAAAGAAAAATTCGAGAAAGATAGAAACGAATTCTTTGCAAACATACATGATGATAATTGGTATGAAACAAATTTTTTTAAATTAAAATAAAATAATATTATGATGAGAACCGGAAGTAGAACCGTGCATATTAATAAAGCTAAATTAATAGGAAAGATTAGAGAAAATAAAGCTAATCATATAGTTGAATATGATAAAGCAGTAATTGCTTATAAGCAAGAAGCATTAAAGCAATTGGCAAAATTGAACCGTGATGTAGAAAATGGTGAGATGGAAATAATGATTGATTTAGTAACTCCTGTTAATGCTTGTGACAATTATGATAAAATAATTGAAATGTTTAATTGAGAACTTAATACAGAAGTGGATTTAACACAAGATGAATTCAAAGAATATGTACAAGATGAATCTTCAACAGCAGTTCATGCTAAGATGATGAATTCAACTTATTTAATGCAGCATTAAAAACATGAAAGTATACCAAATAAGAACAGCAAAACAATTCTTTGATTTTTATAGAGATAAAGAATTTGATATAGAAGAATTATTAGAAGTATATGCTAAGGATGTTGCAACTCGATTTGCAGCTGAATGTGTAAACCAAGCATTAGGAAATAAAATGGAAGTTTCTAATGCATTACATGATAGAATTAATTCAGAGTATAATTCAATAGAATGGGAACAATAAAAATTTTAAGAAATGACAGGTAATTACGATAGCGTTTCAGAAAGGCTCACTGATGATTCAACTTTCCTTGAAAGTTTCAATAAATATGCGAAGATAGTAAATAAGCTTAATTCCCATAATATAGAACTTATTGGTAGTATACCAAATCCTGAAGTAGCAGATCCTAAATGCGGATTTAAAATGATTCATAATAAAATTACTTGGGATATCTTTAGAGTAGACGATGTGGTTGATATGATAATTAAAGCTAGAAATGCATATAAAGAAAGAATAAAATCATGACAGATAAAGATATTGTATATTTTATAATGAGCCACACAGTAGAACTAACACCTGGTGGCAAAAAAGATTTTCAGTGGCCTTGTATGCCTGATCCTGAGATGGGAGATGAATTCATTCGTAAAATAAAAGATCAATTTTATGAAATTAAACTTTGGATAAAATTTAATCCGGAAAGATATCAACAAGCAATTAATGGATATTATCAAATAAACTAAATATGGAACATAAAGAAATTAAACATATAGACATTAAAGAATTTCGAGAGAAAGGATATCTACAAGAACTAAATCGAAGATTCTTACATCCTTTAGGTATGGCATTAGAAGTAGTGATAGAAAAAGGTGAGGAAAGAATTGGTGGCATTTGGGATTATCGTGATGATGAGGAAGGTATCTATTATGATATTGAAAATTCTAATGAAGAAAGAAAAAATAAATTTGCAGAAAATAAAAAGTTTGTAGATAGTGAATTAACAAACCATATTAACAAAAGATTTGAAATTCTAGGATTTCAAATAGAACCAATAAACAATAAATTGGATAAACTGAATAAATTAGAAACAGTTAAAGAATTTTTACTTAAAAGAAGAAATATTAATAGGGCTAACTTACAAGATGAAGCAATTAAAGAAGATGGATTTTTTGACGCAAATTCTTATAGCGGTGGGAATTTTGATGATTGCTTTCATTTAGCATTTGAAATGGGTGAAGCTGAATTAATCGAAGAATTATTATAAATAATAAACTAAATAAAACTAAATAAAACTAAATATGCGTTATTGTAGTATAGATATTGAAACAACTGGATTAAATTCAGAGAATTGCCAAGTACTAAGTATTGGGGCAGTTATAGAAGATACCAACGATATTAAACCTATTAAAGAATTACCTTCATTTCATGGGGTAATAGTTCCTAACAGAATTGAAGGTGAACCTTATGCAATTAATCTTAATAAAAAATTAATTGAAACTATCGTTGAATATTCAGTAGCAAAAACTGACATTGAGAAACTTGAAATCTCCCAGAAAACCGGAATGACATTTTATAATAAAGATAAGATTATACTTGCGTTTTATAATTTCTTAACTAAAAATGGATTTGGCGAGATAAGTAAAAAAACAGACTTAATTGAATATCCAATACATTTAAATGTTGCAGGTAAAAACTTCGGAACATTTGATTTAAAATTTTTAGAGAAGTTACCGAGATGGAAACAATTTATTAAAGTTCGTCAACGTATACTTGATCCTGCTATATTACATATAGATTGGAACAGAGATGATTCTTTACCCGGATTATTAGAATGTAAAAAACGAGCATGCATAAATGGAGAAGTAACACATAATGCGTTAGAGGACGCACAAGATGTAGTAGAAGTTTTAAGATTCACTTATGACATTAATATTTAATTAATATGCTCTTATAAATATAAAAATAGGATGGTGCCCAACCATTGATGCCCTGAGTCAATAAAGGCTTTAAAGTTATGTAACAGTAGCAAAAGGGTTTAAAAATAATAAAATAGGTACTATGAATAAACAAGCAACTGCGCATATAGCGCTAAATAAAAATAGACTAAAACATTACCCAGTCACCGGACCAGGTATAGTTTATTTAAACGACAATGATAATTTTGAAATTGAATTATTCAACGGATATGACACTGAAGTTTTGGCTAAGATATGGATTAATGATGAACTCATATCACAAGGCGGTTTAGTAATTAAACCAGGTCAACGATATTTCCTAGAAAGATTTATAGATTCAAATAACAAATTTAAGTTTGACACTTACTCAGTCGAAAACTCAACTGAAGCAAAAGAAGCCATTAAAAATAATGGAAGTGTTAAAGTTGAGTTTTATTCTAAAACTCCAAACTTAACAAGATATCCAAAAACATTAAAATCGAATTATGGTGAATATTCCGGTAATATCCATTTCCATCAAAATTCTGGCGGATATGCATACAGAAGTAATACAAACGATGTAATTGGAATGGATCTTTGCGATACAACTTTTACCTCTATGTGTTGTTTAGATAGCATTGAAACAGGAAGAGTTGGTAAAGGAGAAAGTTCAGATCAAAGTTTTGGAACATCTGATCTGAAATTTAATATATTTACATGTAACACTTATGAATATAAAATATTACCGAATTCACAAAAACCAGTTGAAGTAGCTGAAATTAGAAATTACTGCAGTGAATGTGGTTTTAGAATTCGTAAACAGAATTGGAAGTTTTGCCCAAGCTGTGGCGATACATTAAATTAAGAAGGGTTGGGCACCATTCTTTTTGAATAAATAATTAAACAACATACATTAATGGCACTACGTAAATTTAATACATATAAGCTTATGACTGAGGCACAGGATTCATTAAAGATTTCTGTACCTAAAGATGTACTTGACTTATATAAACTTTTTAAGAAAAATAAAAAGGAACTTTTCATTGTTGGCGGTGCAGTAAGAGATGCATTATTAGGTAAGAAACCTAAAGATTTTGATCTTGCGACCGATGCATTACCTAATGAAATTATTAGCATCATAACTAAAGGCGGTTATACAACAGCCGGTGAAATTGGACAGCAATTTAATATTGTCTTCGTTCAAGTTCCTTCCTCTAAAGAACCTATCGAAATCGCTACGTTCCGAGAAGATGTGGGCAAGGGTCGTAGACCTGATGCAGTTAAAGCTTCAACAATTGATAAAGATGTTTTAAGAAGGGATTTAACTATGAATGCTTTATTCTATGATATCGGATCAAAACAGATTGTAGATTTAGTTGGCGGAGTAGATGATATTATGTCAGGTACAGTACGCACAGTTGGAAAACCTACTGATAGATTTGATGAAGATAAGTTAAGAAAGTTAAGAGCATTAAGATTTGCAGGTAGAACTAATGCAAAATTAAATGATGAAACTTCTAAAGCGATTCGTGATAATAATTCATTAGATGGTGTAAGTTCTGAAAGAATCAGAGATGAATTCAAAAAATCAATTGAATCTGCTAAATCTCCAAAGTATTATTTAGATTTAGTATCTTCATTTAATTTATGGGATGTAATGTTTCCTGGTCTTGTTATTGATAAATCTTTTGTAAACTCAAATGATTGGTTAATTCAAATATCACAACTATTTGGAAACAATCCTCTAGAAAAAATTGAAAAACTTTTAAATACTTATAATTTTACAGTAGACGAAATCAAAATTGTTAAGTTCTTAAAAGATTTGAAAAATCTTGAACCAAGTAATGTTTTTAAGACATATGAAAAATATGAATCATCAAAACTTGATAATAAAACAATACTCAATTTTGCTAAACTAAACAATTTAAACTTTAAATTAATTAAAGCATTTTTAAAGTATAAGCCATCAACAAGCGGTAATGATATAATGAAACAATTTAATTTAAAAGGATCTGCTATTGGTGATAAGAAATCTGAAATCGAAGCAGAAAAATTTAAAAAAATGTTATAGAATGTCTTAAACATTTTTTAAAAACTTCATATAAAAATAAAAGGATCTTAGGATCCTTTTCTATTCTAAAATAATTAATGACGAGATGGAGGATATAATCGAGGAAATAGTAACAAAAACAGAAACAAACTTCAACAACGAATTTAGCAAAGAGATTTATGAACAGACATATAAATTTGGTAATGAGAATATAAACATAACACTAAATAGAATAGCAAAAACATTAGCAGAAAATGAAAAAGATTCTGAAAAATGGACATCGAAATTTTTAGATCTATTAACAGATTTTAAATTCGTACCAGGCGGTAGAATTATTTCAAATGCAGGAGTACCTCTAAAGGGCACAAGTATGATTAATTGTTTCGTTGATGGATTTATTGGAGAAGATCAAGATTCAATGGAAAGTATTTTAGATACATTAAGGCGACAAGCATTAATATTAAAATCAGAAGGCGGTTATGGATTTTGTGCTAATGTGATGAGACCACGTGGGGCTTTTATTAGAGGTATTGGAAATGAATCACCAGGCTCAATTAAAATGTTAGATATGTGGAATACACAGTCTGAAGTAATAACTGAAGGAAGTGGTAAAAAACCAAAAAGAGAAGATAGCAAAATTAAAATTCGTAAAGGTGCTCAACTTTGCACTTTATCGTGCTGGCATCCTGACATTGAAGAATTTATAACTGCAAAACAAACCTCCGGTAGATTAACAAAATTTAACATGTCGGTATTAATTACTGATGCGTTCATGGATGCTGTTAAAAATAATAAATCTTGGGCTTTAGAATTTCCTGATTATGAATATTCTGATCAACCTCCTTTCGAATCTTCTGAAAAATATCCCCCTTTAGCTATTCACGTTGCACAACAATGGTCAAAGGAGATGATAAAAATCGCATATAAAGAAGAATGGGATGGTGATTTAAAAAAATGGAAAGCAAAAGGATTACCTACACAGATTTATAAAACCTTTGAAAATGCAAATGAGTTATGGGATCTTATAATGACCTCGACTTATAATAGAAATGAACCTGGTGTACTTTTCATTGATACAATTAATAAGCTAAATAACTTAAAATATATTGAATATATTAATGCTACTAATCCATGTGTTATTGGTGAAACTTTGGTATCAACTGATAAAGGCGATATCAGAATAGACGAGCTTGTAAAGCGATATAATGAAGGTGAGAGTTTTAATGCAACATCTTACAATATTGATACAAAAACTATCGAATTAAAAGAAGTGGAATTTGCACAAAAAACAAAAAAGAACACTAATGTAATTAAATTAGTTTTAGATAATGATGAAACATTAACTTTAACACCTGAGCATAAAGTGTATACTGAAAATCGAGGTTGGATAAAAGCTTCACAGTTAAGTAATATTGATAATTTAATTGCAATTAATACAAAACCTAAAATTAAAAAAATAGAAATTGTTGAAAATCAAGATGTGTATGATATTAGAGTTGCTGATAATCATAACTTCTTCGGTAACAATTTATTAATACATAATTGCGGAGAGCAGACACTCCCAATCGGCGGCGTATGTTTATTAGGATCAATCAATTTAACACAATTCATTGATTACAAGAAAGAAAATTGGGATTATGCTAAACTTAAACAATACATTCCAACAATTATAAGATTAATGGACAATGTCAATGATATTACATATGTGCCATTAGAATATCAAACTGAAAATTTAGTAAATAAAAGACGTATAGGTTTAGGTATAATGGGATATGGTTCTGCATTAATGATGTTAAAATTAAAGTATGGATCTAAAAAAGCTTTAAGATTAACTGATGAGTTAATGAATTTTATTGCTAATACTGCATATCAATCTTCTGCCTTATTATCAAAAGAAAAAGGATCATTCAAATTATATAATGAGAAAGAATATCTTTCGTCTGCTTTTATTAAACAATCATTATCAAATGAAACTATTGGAATGATTAAAAAGAATGGCATAAGAAATTCACATCTCTTGTCAGTGCAGCCTACTGGTAATTCCGCGATCTTTGCTAATAATGTATCAGGCGGTTTAGAACCTTTATTTATGACTGAATACATTCGAACCTCTATTATGCCATATTCTCCTGATGGATTAGATATTCCTAAAAATATCAATTGGGAAAGTAAAGAATATGAATCATCTAATGAATGGGATTGGATTAAAGAAGGTGATGAATCTTTACTATCAATATCATATGAAGGGTATATTTATAAGTTTGATAAAAGTCGTGGATTATTAAGAGAGACTTTAGTAGAAGATTATGCTGTACGTTATTTAAAATCAATTAATGAATATGATGAAGATGCTGATTATGTAGCAACTACCATATCATTAGGTATTGATGAACATATTGATACATTGAAAGTAATATCAAAATATGTGGATAGTGCACTATCCAAAACTGTGAATTTGTCAAATGATTATCCTTATGAGGATTTTAAAAATCTTTATATGAAATTATATGATAGTCATACTGTTAAGGGATGTACTACTTATCGTGCAGGTACTATGACAACGGTATTATCATTAAAAGATAAATCTGAGAATGATAATAAAAATATATTAGCTAAAACACATTCACCACGAAGGCCAAAAGTATTACCTTGTGACATACATCAATTACAAGTGTTAGGTGAACAATGGGTTGTGTTAGTTGGTTTATATGGAGATAAGAAAGATCCTTATGAAATATTTGCATTTAAGAAAAAGGAAATAGGAATTTCTGCTTCTATTAAAGAAGGTTTATTAACGAAAGTTAAAAGTGGCCGATATGATTTAGACATTAATGGAGTTGTACTTGAAGATATCAAAACTCATTTTGAAACACAAGAAGAGGAAGCGTTAACTCGTATGATATCAACTGCATTAAGACATGGAGCTGATATTAATTTTATCTTTGAACAATTACAAAAATCTGAAGGTGCTATCATATCATTTTCTAAAGCGATTGCCAGGACTCTTAAGAAGTATATTAATGATGATGATTTTAAACCTGGCGATTGTGAAGTATGTGAAGGGAAAGGCACTTTGGTAAGACAAGAGGGCTGTTATATTTGTGTTGGATGTGGAGCATCGGCTTGTTAAAATATATAATAAAAGATATCATTAAATGAAGCATATAAAAAGTTACGATTCTTTTATTACAGAAGCTAATGTACTGAAAACAAAAGAAGTTGATATTAATCAATTTCCAAATCCTTTAGGTAACGCATTAAAAAAACATTTCTTTAAGAAAGGTAAAATGGATGGCGATCCTAATGATGATATTGTTAAAGTAGAATGGGTAAAGATTCCTGCTAAAGACCTTAAACCATCACAGAATACTATCTATATGGCTGAGAGTTTAGAGATGGCTAGTAGGAATGTGGCAGGAGGAGATCTAGGAACTATTATATCAAAAGATAATTACATTTTGGATGGACACCATCGTTGGGCTTCAACAATGTGGAATGATCCAAACCTAGAAATTGAAGGTTATAAAGCAGATCTAAACATTGGAGATCTTATTCCAGTTTTACGTGCTTATGGTGATGCTTTAGAGAATCCAAGAACCGATGTACCAGGAGGGCATCATGTTTCAATTTTCAGTGGGACTATTGAAGATGTTCATAATATCTTAAATGGTGAAGGAATGGAAAAATTTAAAAGATTTGATAAAAAGAAAGCAAAGAAATTTCTAGAAATTAAAGGTGATGATTGGTTTAAGAAGATACTTAAAATGTTTAAAAAGTATAAGCCACCTTTGAATGCATTACCTCGTAAAGATATGCCATCAAATTAAAAGAAGAAAAGAAGACGAATAAAAAAGTAGCTAATTCCTTAAACAAAGGAGAAATTGATATAAGAAAACCATATGCGTAAACTAAAACATTTATTAGTATTATTGTTGATAACATTATCACTTAATACATTCGGACAATTACCAACAAACAGCTTTAATAGTGCAATATTAGGATTAAATGCAGATACTACCATAACCAACAATAATTGGGAATTCGGTGACAAGATCATTGTGACAACTATATTAGGTGATACATGTGGTATCCAATCATACGGTTATGTTAACGTGAGTGATTCAAGTGTATTAGGAGTCGGTTTAGCTATATTTGGAAATATTCCAAATTATGAACACTTACCTTTAGAGGGTGATACTCTTATTTATAGCTTATATGATACTGTGTATAATGTAATCCGACCTTGTTTAAATATTTACTGGAAAGATTCTGGATATAATCCTAACTCAAATACTTGGTATACTGTACATAATGGAAACACATATAAGCAAAATGGACTTTATGTACCGTATGCAATAATATGGGATTACAATCCACCTGTGGTAATTTCAGAAGTATCTAACGAACACGTAATTACATATCCAAACCCAGCTGATAATTTTACTAATATCAGAGGATTACATGATAGTGATATTCAAATATTTAATATGAATGGTTCAATGATATATCATACGATTAATCAATATGGTGTAATTGAAATACCAACGTATAATTGGGCCAATGGGGTATATATAATCAAAATAACAAATGAATCTAAGATCATTACAAATCAATTGATTATACAATAAAGATATAAGTATGAAACACATCAAATTATTTGAAGAATTTATAGAAGAAGGATTTAATGATCCTAATATTCTTAAAGCATTTTTTATGGCAGGTGGTCCTGGTAGTGGCAAATCTTTCGTAGCAACAGAATTATTTGGCTTTCCTAAAGATGTTGTATCATCAGTATCATATCATACAGGATTAAAGATTGTTAATTCTGATATTGCTTTTGAAAAATTAGCAAAAGATGGTGGATATGATATATCTAAACTAGGAGAGATTAAAAAAGATCAAAAGGAATGGGAGAAGATAATGGCAATTAGAAATAAAGCCAAAAGCATAACCAAAAAACAAGAAAATAATTATCTCGAAGGAAGATTAGGATTAATCATAGATGGCACTGGTAAAGATTATGATAAGCTTAAAAAAGAAAAAGATCTTTTAGATATTTTAGGATATGATACTTACATGGTATTTGTTAATACATCATTAGACGTAGCACAAGAAAGAAATCAGAACCGTGCTAGAAAAGTACCTAAAGAATTTATAAAGGATGCGTTGATAAATGTACAAAATAATATTGGTAAATTCCAAAATCTATTTGGTAACAAAAATTTATTCATTGTCGATAATTCATCATATGATAATAAAGATGCATTAAATAAAGTAGAAAAACATTTAGCAAAACAACTTAAAGTGCCAATTCAGAATCAAATTGGTAAAAAGTGGTTATATGAAAATGATCCTAAGAATAAAAAATAATCATGGAAGATATTATTTGGGGTACTTTTGTAGAAACTGGTAAAATATCAAAAGATTATATAAGGTTAATCGCGAAGAAGATTAAATTTAATAAAGAACTATCAACTAAAGAACTATCTGTGTACAAAGAACATAGTCACGATATTGAAAATATTTTAAAAATGAATGAAAGATAAACACCATCTTATATGGTCAGTTGGAGATATGTATCTTCCGATATATTATCAACCTTATAAATATTAATTATTACTGGAGATATTAGTACTAATTCTTTATATCTTCCTGAAGTACAATCAAGAAACTCAGCTGAAAATTTTCCTACTGGTGGTATTATAGAAATTTGGGATGATTATGGATATTTAGGTGGTTCTATAAATATAAAGAAACATCCAAATGATACTAATGTAACAATAAATGCTGCAAGTGATATTTTAACTTTTACTACTTCTACTACAAGAGCTAAGATAATATATTTAGGTAATGATTTATTTGTTACTTTTGGCGCAGAATCATATTATGGCACTAAAGGCGCGCAAGGAACTCAAGGAATACAGGGTATTCAAGGAATATTCGGATCTCAAGGTATTCATGGTATAATTGGTTCTCAAGGTACGCGAGGTACATCTGGAACACAGGGAAGTCAAGGTACATCTGGAACACTTGGTACACAAGGAACACAAGGTATTCAAGGAATAATCGGTTCTCAAGGAACACTTGGTACGCAAGGTATTCAAGGAATAATCGGTTCTCAAGGAACACATGGTACAACTGGAAGCCAAGGAACACAAGGTATTCAAGGAATAACTGGAAGCCAAGGAACACAAGGAACACAAGGTACAATTGGAAGCCAAGGAACACAAGGTATTCAAGGAATAACTGGAAGCCAAG